AATTACATTTATTTTATCTGAGTCAAAAGTATATTTGGAAAGCTCTTCTGATGTAAATAAATATTTTTTAATTTCCATTATCAAATAGCACCTTTTAATACAGTGTGATAAACTACAAAAGTGTTAGTTCCTGAAGCTTCAAATCCACCTTCCAACCTAAGAGGTTTTGAAAAAGAATAATTAGAAACAGTAAACAAAGCGTTACTATCTTTATCTGATATAGTTACATCTGTTCCTAATACATCAGAAATAAAATATACACTTTTTTCACTTTTTACCTCTCCATCACCTACTAAATAATCTTGTTTGTTTTGGCCCCAATCATAATAATCATTTTTTGTTAATACTGGAATTTTCATTTTATTTCCTTATAAAGAAACAGGGAAGAAAAAACTTCCCTGTTTTTATTTTTTGAATCTTTTACAGATTGATTAGTTCGTTTTGAATTATTTTCTGAACACCAACGTTTTTGAACATAACGTAACGTTTTGGGGCGTACCATTTTGGCACACAATACATGTTTACAGTACCCCATCTGTAAGGACCGATTTTTGCATATTGAACTTTATGCATAGGAGCTAATTGAGAAAGAGTCATAGTTCTTTCTGCACCTATAGTTGTATTATCGATAAGAAAAGCTTTTGATGTTCCGGGCAAATCAAGGTTTAAGTCGTCATGAGCCGTAGTGGCTGCTCCTGAATCCGCAACAACTTTCATTAATTTTATTACACCGCTTCCTGGGGTTGTTTCTCTGTATATTTCATAACCTGTAGCTGCATAAGCTCCTACTCCTGGAGTAATAGTGATTGTAATTTTTTGTCCGGCTACTGATGTTTCTGATTGTGCTACCGCTGCTGCTGATTTTCCATATTGGTTAATTGCACAAACTCTATATTGATATGCTCCTGCAATCGCTCCACCTGATCCTGATGCGGCCCAAAGTGACCCTGTAGCTGCTACACCTGATGCAGCTAAAGCAAAAGAGGGCGTTGCTGGTGCTTTTGCCGAAGTTGCACCTTCTACTATTGTTCCTGAAGAATTTTTTATTTTAGGAACGCCTGCAGCTTCTGGGTTAACAAAAATGTCCGGTTTTAAATCGAAGTTACCAAATGCTGTTCTCATTAACGAAACAGAACTTCCAAGAGCCATTTTACCGTTTCCGCCAAGTTGCTCAATATTAAGCCTTTGATTAGTTGTGTTTCCAAGAATTTGATCAATTGTAGTTTGTACACTTAATGATGTATACATGGAAGTTGGCGTACCGTAATTAGCAGTAATAATTTCCGCTCCTTGTTTCATGTTAGCTTCTGAAATTGTAGCTCCTCTAAGGTCTATAACCTGATAAGAATCACCTTTTGAAGTAATTGTGTATTCAAGTCCATCAAAACTTGTAGGAATGGTTGAAGAATTTCCAAAAAACAGAGTCCTTTCAATAGTTCTTAACGCTCTCATCATTGCAGCTTGAACAGATTTTATCTCTGCGTCTGCTATAGTTTTTGTATAAGCGAGAACATCAGAAACCTGCCATGATTCCCTTACATATTTTATTACAGCGTATTCTCTTTTGAAATCTGGATCTCCACTTTCTGGGTTTTCTAATTGTCCAACAAATCCGCCCTCTGTTCCGTAACCATCTTGAGAAGAATATTCTTCCAAAGTAGAAAAAGCTCTGTTAACTCCAATATCTTTGTAAAACTTCAAATGTTTGTCCTGAAAAGTTAACATCACCAACTCTGTTTCTAAATTTTGTGGTTGTAAAGCTCCACCTTGCTTTAGGTTTGCTATATCTGTTACGCCTTCTTGAGCCTGTAGAGCTTTGATTAAATCTTGAACCTCTTTTTGTGAACTTTCTCCATAGCCACTAAAAGCATCTTCGTGGTTATTAAAAATATTATTCATATAATTTCTCCCTTTTTAATTTAATTAAAAAATTTATTAAAGTTTTGATTCAATTTTTTCAATTTCTTCTTTTGAAAAAACGCTTAAATCATAACCTGATTGTTCCCATCTTGAAATTGAAGTGCCGTTTATTTCTCCATCTTGAAAAGACTTCAAAAGAACTTGTTTTACTTTACCTACTGAAGATTTAAGTAATTTTGACTCTTCTTCAAAATTATCACCAAGAGCTGATTTAAAAAGGTCTGATTTATTTACAACACCTTTTACTGGAGTTGGGGCCGATCCAATTTTTTCAACTTCTTCATTAATTGATTTGATTAATTCTGACTGAGAACTCAAAACTCCGCCAAAAGATTTTTGAAGATCTTGATTTTCGTTAAAAGATTTTTGAAGGTCTTCAACTGTTTCAGAAATTTCTTTAACACTTTTTATTAAAGAATTAAGTTTTTTTTCAATAGATTTTAAAAATTCATCAGCTTCAAAAACTTCAGCCCCATCGTCAGAAAAAGATTTGTTAACGTCATCATCTTCATCTTCGTTATCATCTTCATTTTTAAGTTCTTTTTTCATATACTCTTTTGCTTTTTTGTTTTTCATCATTTCTTTAATTTCTTCTTCAGAGTATTCTTTTTTGTTTTTTGCTTTTAACAATGTATTCATAGCCTCTAAATTTTCATCAAGAGATTTTTGAAGATCTACATCCTGAACATCATCTCCAGGATTAGTATTGTTATTTTGATCATTATTCATATAATGTCCTCCATTTTTTATTTATATTAATTCAACAATTTTAGCTTTATTTTCAGCTAAAAGCCGAATAATTTCCATAGCTTCTTTTTTAGAAAATCCTCTAAAAATAAGATATTTTTCCCAATCATCAAAAGATTTGTTTTTTTCAAAAATATTGCCTAATCCGTCCAAAATAAATGGCAAAGCTGATTTTATTTTTCCGTAATTTACACCCTCTAAAGATTGCTTTTGTATTACTTGTCCGCCTGACATATTAGAAATATTTGTTGCTGACCCCGCCATTAGCGTTTTTGCTAAAAAATCTTTATCAGAAAATGATTTTAAAAAACCATCAAAATTATCTAAAATTAATTCAAAATCTTCTCCAAATGATTTTAATAATTTTACAGAAGTTTCTGGATGTACAGCATTTTGCCTGGGTGTGATTGCTATATGTTTTAACAATATTTTAGAAATTTTATTTATTTCTTTTTTTGTTTCTGGGTCGGTTTCAAAAGATTTTCTTAATACTTTTCCACCTACAGAGGCTCCAAAAACTTTTCCATCATTTTCCAAAGCTGGCATTATTACAGTGTCAACATAAACATTTCCTTTGAATAAAGCTGCTTTACATATTGGAATTTTTTTATTTAAATTAATATATAAATCTTCAGGTTCTCCTATTATTGCTTGAGCTTTTTCTAATTTTGATTTTCCTAACACTGATTGATGGTCATAATCAATAATTCCTTCATCTAAAAAAGAATCTCTAGCGTCCTCAAATGCTTTTAATACTATTTTGTCATTTACCCTATCTATAGACGGCTGAGAAGGTACTATTTCAATAGGTATTCTTCCGTTGCTTTCTTTGCCAGATTTGATTAACGTTGCTGGGTAATTATAATTTATATTCATTTGCTTTTTCTCCAAACAAAAAAAGACAGATATGTCTAAAAATTTATAAACGTAATTATAAATAATTAGACTTATCTGTCTTTATACCTAAAATATAACATATTTTTTTAAAAAATAAATTATATTTTTATTTTTTTTTGTTGAAGTTTAAAGGAAGGGATACTACTTTTTTACATACACATTTACAAAGAATTTTTCCGTCTTCGTTTAAAAAAACTAATTTTGATTTTATAATAAGGTCTCTAGGTGAAAAGCTTTTTTGATTGCTTTCTATAAGAGTTTTACCACAAAAAGGGCAATCAAATTTTATATTTTTCATTTTTTGCATTTTACTTTAACTGTTCCAAGATAATATATTTTTTTGTTTTTTATATATAAATTAATATTATTTTTAAAAACTATTGCGTATAATATTCCAGATATCATATTTTTTTTATCTTTTTGTGATAAATTTTTTGATAAACTATGAACATGGAAAACAATAAAGTGATTACACTTTAATAATTTAAAAAAATTTTTAAAAATAAATAATAAAAAACCAAGTGGTCCTATTTTAAATTCATCTTTTTTTGATGATTTATTTTTCATTAAATAAAAATTATCAACACAATTTTTTCCAAAAATAAAACCACAAGATTCTTTTTTAAGATTAATTATTTTTTTATAAATATTTTCTTTAATAAAAATCATAATTATCTATGTCGCTTTTTAAAACATTTGTTACTGAATTTAGTTCGTTTATTTCTCTTTCTATCTTTTTTTGCATATTTCTTAATTTTCTGTGTTCCTTTATTATCTCTCTTATTTTTTCAAATTTTTCTTTGTCAATAAGATTAAGATTAATTTCATCAAACGGAATAATTATATTAATAGACCTTTCTCCATAATCTGAGCATCTATCGATTTTTGCATCTTCTCTCTTAGATAGAGAAATAAAAAAATCATTTATCAAACTTTCTAATTTATTTACTTTCATTGCGGCAGATTGGTATTCCACCATTTTCGCATTTAGATTATCCATTTTGATCCTCTATTATTTTTTTTGCACTATTATCTATAAATTTTTTTAATTTTTGAACATCATCTGGAAACAATGACAGTTGTTTTAAATTTTTGTAAAAGCCCATTATAAACAAATAAGACTGGGAATTAATATTGTTTGAAAAAAATCCAACTACATTATCATTTGAAAAAGGAAAAGGTTTAACTAATTCGTATGCCTTATTCTCCTCATCAATTCCTAATTTTTCATAATTTGTTATAGCATTTTTTAATAAAGGATAGGGAACGCTAAAATAATTTATATCGTTTTCATTTTGTACCGCAAATTCACAATTAATTAAATAAGAATTATCATAAAAATAAACTTTACAATCCAAATAAGCAGGGGTTAATCTAAAAACTTGATTTTCCTGATCCCAAACAGAAAAAATAATAACTTCAGAAAATAAATTAAAAGAAACAAAAATAATTAAAATAGTTAATAAAAATCTTTTCATATTTACCTCTTTAAATAAAATTAATATATTATTAATTATAGTACATTAATTTTATTAATCTATAGTTTTGTGTTTTTTTGTCCACTTATTTCTAAATTTTTTTGCATATTTTTTTATCCAAACGTTTAAAAACTTTTGTTTATCTTTTTTATTTTTTATATATTTAAGAATTTCAATTTCCTGATCATGCATAAAACAATGAAATTCTTTTTCGTTCATCTTTTAGCCTTTTTATAAAACGGCAATATATTTTCTTTAAAATTTTTTAAAGATATTTTGGTTAACGAACCGCACATATTTTTTTGCATAGTTTCTATATATGCGTTTTCCGCTGCTTTTTTAGATGGATATCCGATCATAAATTTATGTTCGTCAAATTCTCCTTCAAATTCGTCATTTGCATGTAATTGATTTAACATATAAATTGGTGCATTTTTTTTAATTGGAATATGAACATAAACATCTATGTCCTCCCCGTCCGGGCTATCAGTATTTCTAACATATCCATAATGATGTTTATTCATTAGATTTTTATATGGGCTTCCTGGATAAGTTCTAACTTCTCCTTTTAACCACTCTATATTTATCGGAATTCCTTCATATTCCATTCTCAATTTAGTTTTATCATTTTTTAATAAATCAAAATCTTTTAATTCTGATTTTTTTAAATTATTTTTTTCTATAATTTTTATTATTTCAATCCCTTCTGGGCATTCTTTTTTTAATGCTTCCATATATGCATTATTTATAGTTTTTCCAGCAAAATACCATTTAAAAATAGTTGCAAATATTTCTTTAATATCTGAATAAGTATGAGAATTGTTAAAAAGTTGTTTATACATTTAATAATTCCTGATTTTTAATATTATTTAAAAATAATCCAAAAATTTTAAAGTCAAATTTATTAATATCTTCTTTTTTGCATATTAAACAATTAATCATTTTTTATTTTCCTGTTCTATTTTGTTTTTAATATTATTTAATAAACTTATTAAACTTTTATTTTTTTCAACTTCTGAAATATGATAATACAAGTGCCCCAATTCGTGATAAAAATCCAAAATTGGATCTGGACTATTTTCATATATAATAATAATTCCTTCATCATGAAGACTTCTAATTTCTTTCCCTTCTTCGTGTTCTTTATATAACCTCACGATAATTGGAAAATTTATTTTTAATTCTGTTTTTACTTTTTTAATCAGTTCTGGCAATTGTTCTTCAATTGGTTTTGCTTTTATTTGTTTCCAGTCAATATTATCGATGGATATTTCTGTTGATTTTTTTACTTCATCGGTTTTATACTCTATTTTTCCTATTTCTTCGTTATATTTTTGCGTTTCTGGATTAATTCTTTCCCAATAATGAGTACAGTGGCAGTGGACCGGGATACAAAACCACCATTCTTTTTCTTTTCTTCCTACATTATTTTTGCCATACCATATTGCATAATCAGCAAAAGTATCATTCGTATCTTCTGTTGATTGAGGATTATCAACCAATACGCCTATTTTCCCTAGATATAAATTGCAAGGCCTGTTTGGTTTTTCTTGTGGATTATATTGACCATTAAAAACAAAATATACTTTTCCTCCGTCTTTTACATCATCTTTGTTTGCAGCTAAATAACCATTGTTAGATGCATAAGAAAATTCTGATATAACAATCCGCCTAAGGTCTCTGTTCCATGCAGCAATCGTATCGTCATTAAATCTTTTTCCTAACTCATCTTCAGGGTCAATCCAATACAAACGACTTATCATTTCTTCTTTGGATATTCCATCCTCTAACCCACCAACTATTTGTTTTCTCATCATTTTAACTAGTTTATTTTTTAACTCTCCGTCTTTTATAGATAAATATTCTGCTGCATGATTTTTTGCGTATTCTATAGATTCTTTTAACTGTTTCTCTTTTATTAATTCTTTTTTTATTTTTTCAGTATCATTTATTTTGGTTCCAAATTTTTCAACTAAATCATCATAAGACATTTTTTTCTGATCATCTATGGATATTCCTTCATCATCCATTTTCTTTCTTAATAACCCAAACATTCCGGCTCTTATCGTAAATTCTTCTTCAGGATTTTTTATTGTATCTTTAAGATAATCAACTATTCCGTTTTCAATATTATTCCACTGTTTATCTTTTAATATATTCATTGTTTCTGGATTATAATTCACATTATCTTTAATTTTCATTGGTTCCAAAGGTTTTCCGTTATTAAAAAAGAATTTTTTAAATATATTAATTGCTTTTGTATATTTTTCTTTTAGTTTTTCCCACAAACTTTTAAGCAATAGTGAATCTTCATCAATCATTCCATTAGAGGCTTTTAAAAGGGTTAAATTTTTAAATTTGTAAGATTTTTTTATATTTTTAGGTTCAACATTTATTTTTAACGCTATTCCCTGGATTATAGAATCGACAACCTCTTCCATAAATTTTATATAAGCTTTTTGAAATTCTTTTTCAAATAAAAATTCAGACATCTCGTAGTCTGAAAGATTTTTTAAAGCTTTTAATAATGTTTCTTTGAAGTTTTCTTTAGATAATAATTTATTCTCTTTAAATTTTATTTTCAATTCTTTTCTCTATTTTTAACGTCTTTATAAAGACCATCAAAAGCCTCTTCTACTGTTGCTACTTTTTTGCCGTTTTTTATGCCATATTTTTCTCTAAACATTTTCGATGTATGAAAAGGAACGTTTTTCATGTTTTTTATTTTATAAAGCGCTTCTTCTTTACTTTTTGATTCTTTTATTACTCTTACAAAAGGATTAAGTTCCATTGGTAAATTGTTTTTTGTCAAATCTTTCCATCTTTTTTCAAAAGAATTTAACGATCCTTCCTCCTTATTTTTTTGACTTGCTATATTTTTAGCATATTCCTTTTCGCTTTTCTTTTTAAAATCATAAAACATACCATCTTTATTTTCCAGCCTTCCAACAATGTTAATTCCAACTTTTTTTTCTGAATATTTATCATATCCTTTATCAAAAATGTTTTCAATAAACTGCTTTATAGTAACAACGTTGCCATTTTTATCTCTAACTTTTTTAGAAAGTTCTTCTTTTGTTTTAAAGTCTTCTTTTTTTTCTTTTATCTTTTGGGCACGTTCATTAATTGATAAATTAGGTTTGTTTTCTTTTATTTCTCCTTTTTCTATTTTACCGAAAATTTTTTCTACCAAATCTCTATGTTTTGTTTTATATACATCTGGCATTAACATTGAATCATTTTTGTTTTTGTTTATAAGAAATATTTCATTTTTATCATTTATTATTGCTTTTGTATAGCCTTTTTTCTTTAAACTGTTTAATGTATTTTCTACTGCTTCTTTTTCAATATTTTCTTTCGTTTCACCTTGTTTAGCTAATTTTTTTTCTTTTGCAATACCTAAAATTTGTTTTACGGTTGGGTGAATTTTACCATCTTTTCCTTCAAATCTGCTTTTGTTATCTCTGACGATCTGAGCCAATTCTGAAATAGATTTTGCATTTTGAATCTTTTTAATTGTTTTTGCTATTGCAATATTTTCTCCAGTGCTTTTTTCACCTTCAGAGTATGAACGCATCCACTTACCTTTAGAAATTTTTTTGAATCTTTTTCCTTGCCATTCTCTAATTGTTCCAACTGGATATGATTTACCTTTAATTAACAACTCTTCATTCATACCAAAAAATAAATTTTCAAATGATTTTTTTAATTTATCATTTAAAATTGAAATTAAAAATTTTTTTATCTGATCTAATTTTGAATAATTATTTTCAGACTTTAAAAGTAATCCATTTTCACCTAAAACATTAGATTTAAAAAAATCTTCTTCAAAAATATTATAATCCATACAAAATCCTTTATTAAATATACTTCTTTTTTATTAATTATTAATCAATTATTTTCCACTTTCTGAAAATGCTATTGCTATAGCTCTCTTTTTATCAGTTACTAGCTTTCCGGAACTATCTTTTAATTTTCCATCATAAAATTCTCTCATTACTTTTTCAAATTTTTTATCTTTTTGATTTTTCATATATTCTTTTTTATTTTTTAATTTTTTTTTAACTTGAGAAACTATACCTTTTCCATAATGGGTATTTGTTCCTGCATAATTAGCAAGTTTTTTTTTGGCTTTAACATATCTTTCATGATCTTCTGATGATAAATATTCTGACCTTTCTTTAGGGCTTACGTTTATATCAAATTTTTTTTCACTTTCTTTTGTTTTTTTGCTAACAGGAATTTTAGAATAAGAACCCGGTCCATAAATTTTATTATAATATTTTTCAATACCAGCTACGGTTTTTAATAATAAATTTTTATTTACACGAAAAATTATTTTAAATGATTTTAAAAAATTTATTTTATTAAAATCTATATTATAATACCCGGCGGTACTAAAAACCCATTTTAAATAAGATAAATCACTATTAATTGTCTTTCCTTTGTTTTTACCAAAATTATATTTAGGGTTAGGTAATGGTTTGGAAAAATCTATTTTTCCGTTTTCTTTTTTTGGCAATATTGAAATAAAATGATCAATATTTTTTATATATTCAACTTTTTCTTTTTTTTCTTTATAATTTGGGTTTATTTTATTTAAAGACTCCATTACAAAATCTTGATTTTCTGGCAAAGCTATATTATTTTTTGTAATATTTTTAATTTCACTGTCGCTTAAATTGTCTATCAACCCATTATCAATTTTATTGTCTAAAATTATATTTTCGTAATCTCCTTTTGAAGACGCTCCAAGTCTTTTTAATTTTGTATTTATTATACCTTTATTCCAATCTTCTACAGGATTATTTTTTATATAAATTAATTTTGCATCTACTTTGCTTTTTGTTGTTAATCTATTAACTCTACCCAACATTTGTACAACATCATTTGCAGAAAATGGGGGAGTTAATACAATAACAGATCTTGGACTATTACCCTTGCTATCATCTAAATTTAATCCAGTTCCTCCAGACTGAGGAGTCGTTATTATTACCTGATTATCCCCGTTTTGAAATTTGTCTATTGCTTCTTTTGATTTTTTTTCTCTAACTTCTTTTGATTTGTTGTCATGTTTATATAATTTTGATACCTTTATTCCTTTTTTTTCTAATTCTTCGTTTATTTTATTTAATACTCCTTCACTTTCAAAAGAATTAACTTTTTTTTCACCACCAAAGGAAATATCTGATTTGTTGACCCTGGTGGCAAACAATACAACTTTTTTCCCGTTTTTTATATCATTTTCTATTTCGTTTAATGCTTTATTTATTTTAAAATCCTCATTTACCCTTCTTAAAGCCATTAAACCTGTAGCGGTCGCTATCCCTTTTTCTTTTTTTGGAACGCTGCTTATATGATTTTCGAATTTTTCATATAAATTGTCAAAAATTTCTTTTTCTTTTTTTGAAACATCTATGTCAATAATGTTTAAATTAACGTTGTCCATAGATACTTCTCTTTTAATCATATTTCCATAATTTGTTAATTTATCAAAAAAATTACCTATTCTATATAATTCTTCTAATTTAGAAACTTCTCTTTCAAAAACTTTTATTGTTTTTCCGTATCCTATATTTACCTCTTTTTCTTTTTGTCCTAAATCTTTCATTACTTTAAAATAATTTAACCCTAATCCAGAAGCTATATATCCAACATGCTCAGGTTTATCAAGAGGAGTAGCTGTTGCTAACAATACATTTTTAGATTTTTTTATTAAATTTAATCCATTTTTTGTTTTTTGTGATGTATAATTTTTTAAGTTATGAGACTCGTCAAATATTATTTGGTCAAAAGATTCTTCTGAAATGTTTTTTAATTTGTCGTATGTTGTAATATTTATTTTTTTATCATTTATATTTTCTTTATTTTCAATATAATTTAAATCAATATTAAATGGCTTTGCGTCTTTTTTAAACGCATCTTCTATTATTCTTTTATTTTCAGTTACAATTAATGTTTTTTTATTTTTATCCAATTGTATTTTTGCTAAAGCTATTTCTTGTCTGGTTTTTCCAACTCCGGTCCCGTCTGCTAGCAAAAATCCTTTATTTTTTTTATAATTTTCTAATATTAAATTAATTGCATCTTTTTGATGTTTGTTTAAATTTCTTCCAATATCTTCGGGTATCTCATTACTTTTAGCTCTTTGTGTAATATCGGATCTAACTGTTTTAATTTCTGATTTTGATAAAGTTTTTTGTTCTTTTCCATTTTTTTTACCCCCATCAACATAGCTTCTGCCTGTGTTATTTGTTGTTCTAATTTTACCATTTTTTTTGTCCTTTTTTTTGTTTTTTGCTAATTCAAGTAATTGGTTCACAATTTTATGATAAGACCCATCTAAATTTGTGAATCTTTTTCTATTTTCAAAAACTATTTTTGCCAATTCTGAGATAGAGTCTGCTTTTTCAATTTGTTTTTTTATATAAGATATTGACTGTTTTTGTCCTCTACTCTCTCCTTCATAAAACCTTCTCCATTTCCCGGGAGACACTTTTATGAATTTTTTTTCCTTCCAACTTCTTATAGTCCCAACTGAATAGCCTTTTCCTGCCTTTATCAAATCAAAAAAACCAAAAACTAAAGATTTTTCAACATTATTTTCTAAAATTTTAATTAAAAATTTTTTCAATTTTTCAAGTTTATCGTCTCTTGATTTAAATAAACTGAAAACAAAATTAGATGATTTTTTTATTTTGTTTCCAACTACGTCTTTTAATATTGCATAAATTCTCTCTTCTAGTTTATGCTGGTTAATTTTTAGTTTTTTCGCAAATTCATGAATTCCTTTTTCGTCTTTTATAAAATTATTAGATTTGATATATTCAATTATTTTTTTATCTATACCTTTATAATCTTCTAAATTTTCCATAACTAATAATCGTTTATAATAATCATATCCTTTATCTTTTGCTTCTTTAATATGATCTTTTGCAATTAGTTTAGCTGATTCATGCTCGTTTAAATTTTTATCTTTTATTTTTTTAACCGTGTTTGCATGTTCTTTTTCTACTTTAATTCCAATTTTTAATTCTTCAGATTTAATTAAATCAAAATAATTGACTATTATTCCAGATTTTGCAAACTCTAATGAAGATTGCTGGACCTGAAACATTCTTCCTGTATCATCTATTATTTTTACAATTCCATCCTTAATTTCTTTAACTTTTGCAACTATCCCCCTCCCTTTGGTTTCCCTTATTCCGTCTTTTTTTGCATTAGCTTTGACTCTTATGGTATCACCTATTGATATATTTTTATTTTCTTTTTTTTGGAAAGCTGGTTTATTTTCTTCTTTTTTTTGTATATATTTTTTTGCTTTCTCATAATCGTTTGTTATTTTTGTTTTTCCGTCAAAATAAAAACCGTTTTTTATGGTTAAGCCCTGTACGTTTTTGTTTTCTCTTTTTTCAGAAATTTGAACCCATTTTCCGGGAGCAACCTTTTTAATCTTTTGTCCTGTTTTTGTTACACTTATATGGCCTATAGGAAAATCTCTAGCTGATTTAAAAAACACTAATTTAGTCATAATTAATTAACCTTTATAAAATTATTTCTATAAAATCATCATTTTTTGATTTATTTATTTCTTCCAAGTCGCCTTCGTTTATTTCAAAATCTGGTTCCTGGTTATCTGTATTATTATTTTCTTGTGTTTGTGTTTGGTCATTAATTCCCTGTTCTGATTGTTGTTTCATTTGTTGTTGAGATTGAGCATATTGAATATATTGAATATATTGAGGGTCTAATATAATATCACCATATTCTAAAGGTGGGTCATCCTCTTCTGCTCTTATTTCATTTACTGTTTTTCTTGTTTTAACTGCTTTTGATTTTACATCTTCTTCAGCTGCTTGATCTTTAGCTTCTAATCCGGTAAACACTAATTGGTATTTATCCCACTCTGGAACTCTTTGTAATATTTTATTATAAATAGTTGATAAAGAAAATAATAAATCTCTTAAGGCTCTTGATTTAGAAAAAGCAATTTTTGATTCTTGATTCTCATTTAATACATTTTGAGCTTGATTTAATCTTAATCCTATTTCTTGAGCATCTGTTCCATGAATTGCAAAAATCCACGAAGAAAGAACCTGAAGATATTCATTATACTCCATATCTCTATTAGATGGTGAAATATTTTGCCATTTTGCCTTGTGAGTAAGAAATGGCGTTTTCCACATTCCCTTAATGCCCTGAAACATGGATATCCACTGCCTTTGTAACTCTTCTATATCTAATTGATCTGCATCTTCGTCTTCAAAAGAAAGAATTCCCTTTGGTTGTGCTGAAGTATTGAAAAATTCTTTATTATAAGACATTCCAAATACCCAAGATGTAATAACATCAACACATTGTTCAAGATATGAAAACCCATACCCTTTTCTGTAAATATCTGTCAATCTGTTTGAATAATAAAAAATTATATCATCATCAGTAAAAGTTTCTACAATATGACCTTCTATTTCCTGAACAAATTTTATCTTTTTATCCCCATCAAATCCTACATTTTTCATTGTTCTCACTATTGTTGCGCCATCTAATAGCCAGAAATCAAGTAATTTTCCTTTTCTATTTCTTCTTAATGATATCCCAATTTGGTCTATAGTGTATAATTCTCTAGTAAGAGCTTCATTGATTTCCTGAATCGTATCTTCTCTTTCTCCCGCTCCTTGAAAATCTTTGAATCCCGTATTTAGAAAGAATTCCTCTATTTCTTCTATTTCTTTTTTTTCTTGTTTATCTGGAGTAGCTTTTTTATCTTTGAGTTTTACACAAAATCCTGTTTCATCAGAATTATATGACCTAAAACTAAACGGTCTTATTTGCATTGTTCTTAATGTGTGAACTGCTATAACAGGAGCAACTTTCGAAGCAATATCTCTTAATATTCTATATGTTAATTTGTAATATTTTTGCCTTAACCCCCTTGGATCTACAGAATGATGGTTATACATAGGGTCCGGCTCAAAAATACCTTTAGGTGGGTTTATAGAACCAAGAGAATTGTTTTTATTCATAGATTTTATTAACCTATTTACATCTTGATAATTAGTTATAATGTTCCTATTTTTTATATATCCTTCAAAACTATTTGTTTTGGTATAATCCATTGAAATTTCTCCGAAAAGCTTTATACTTTTATATTATAACATTTTACAACAAAATAAAAAATATAAAAATAAAAAAAGATACCGAGAAGGTTGGTATCTTTTATGACTTTAATTAATATTTACTATTTATTAGGTTGTTATCAATCAAGTAATCAATTACAGATTGTTTAAGTTTTGGTAGGTTTTTTAAATTAAATTTATAAAGATCCCCATCTATGGTTTCTTTTTTTGTCAACCCTTTTGTGTTTGTTTCAATAACATTTTTGTTTTCATTTTCTAATTTTTCAATTTGGTTTTTCTTTTCTGAGATTAAAATATTATTACTTTCTATCTCTTTTTTGTTTTTAAGATTTGAATTTTTGCCTTCTAATTCTTTAATTTGTTTTTCAACCTTTTGTTTTTTTACAACAAACTTGTTAAATTGCTCCAGATTTTCAACAAATTTTTTATTTTTTGTGATTGATTGAAAAAACAGCCTTTTGTTTTTTGAAATAGCATAACCTATATTTGGATCAATTTTTCCTTCATTTTGGCTATAACTTTCGTTTTCAATTATTTCAAAAACAGAAGACATTTCTATCATTTTTTGTACAGTAGTTTCCAAAAATTTACTCCTTTTTTTGTTTTAAAATCATTAAAGGAAGGATTTAAACTTTTTACTTATTTTAATCCTAATACATTTTTAATAATTTTAAAACTTATTTTTTAATTATTTTTAATAAAGTTTCTATACTTAATTCTGGCAGGTTAATAAAACCATCATCCAGCATATCTCTAATTGCGTCACATTTTGCTTTCTCTTTTAATGTTAAATTTAATTGTCCTTTTTTGTTTGACATTATTTTACTCCCGTATTTTGTTTTATTATCTAATGAAACTAAAATCATTAGAGGTTAATTTTCTCCAAAAATTAATTCCCAAACTTTTAATTTATATAACCGACACGCTTGGTTAAAAGCGTGTTTCGTCTTAATTTTCAAAGACTCATCAGGGTTAATTATAAATTTCATCAACAATTGATTTTGCAAGACACAATAATTCATCATATGATAAATCAAGTAAATCTGATTTATCAATAGAATCAATAATTCGATATGCAACAATACGATTATTTGTATATTTTTCATTTAATTCATTTAATTGTTCCATTCTATATCTCCCAAGTTATTTTTCACTCTGCATTACGCGCGGGCTTGTGACCGCCGTCGGCTGCATTACTCACCCAGATAGCCCGGGGCTCGAAAGCCCTAGGCAACCTGGGAGGGTTGTTATTCTTCTGTATCTTCTCTATAATAAGGTGATAATGATCCAGACATGTTTGATTGGGTTACTTTTATTTTTTCACCATCTTCTAGTGCTATTTCATAATTAAAATAATATGCTGGTGAAGGATGTGATAATGAAATTACTTCGCCTTCTACTATTTTAAGCTCACATCTGTCATAAAAATCATGTTGCCAATTATTACCATCCCAATATGAAACAATAATATAATCACCAAGATTTTCATCAAGTTCTGATTTTAATAACTCACCGTTTTCATCAAGATATTCGTACAATGATGACCCATATATATCATCTAATGACCAATCTGCATTAATTGCATCTTCAACGGTCGCTTGTATTGTATCATCAATTGATACATATGTAGTATAATGTCCATCAATCTTATAAAATTTCATATTAAGCCTCCCAAGCTTTTGATGTTAAAGTATTAAATACCTTACATTAATAATTATAGTGCATGTTGTTTAATTAATCCAGAAAATTATAAAAAATTTTCATCTGGATGATTTAACAACCATTCATCTTTGAATTTTTTTGCATACTTGTTTATCCATTCATAATTTGAAACACAACTTACATCTCGTCCTGCCTTTTCAGATTCTATCCAATTGTGTTTTTTTATTTCTTCTATTTGATCATTCATAAAATGTTTCCAGTTTTTTATTTGAATATCTGTCATTTTAAATCTCTCAAAAAAGATTTAATGTTGTTAGAAAACTCTTTATTTATATCTTTTATAGATTTTTTTATTTTATATCTATACCCAGTTGAATCTTTATATTCAGAAACTATTCCGTTTGTATCTCTTTTATATTCCTCATAATAATCATCAGTAATTTTTTTTACAACTTTTCTGTCTTTATTAATGAATTCTAAGCATATTACTTTACCAAAACCATCTTTATAATTAATGACATCATAAATAATATTAGCATTCATAATTCAACCCTTATTATTCTGTTTCATTAGTTACTACATAATTTCCTAAATCTTTTCTTGACCATATTCCAAAAGATATAGAACATGTTTCTGAAACCTGAACATCGTCAGCGTATTCAGGCTCATCAATTTTTAATTCTTTAGCAAACTCTAACGCTTCTTTATAGTTATTAAAATATCTAGTCATATTTTTACTCCCAAGTTAAATTACGCTCTGCATTATACGAGGGCTTGCGACACTCCGTTGGCTGCATTACTTACCCAGGTAGCCAGGGACCCGAAGGCCCTAAGCAACCTGGGAGGGTTATTATGCATCTATATATTCTTTTGCTTCTTTCAATGTCATTTCGTTTCTATCATGTCTAAAATTAGCCCAGTTTGAAGAATTAGAATCAAAAGGATATTGATTTCCTATTGATGTTTCAACTTCCCATTCGCCTCTTTTAATTCTTCTGAAGTTACCAATAGTATGACCTGATCTACCAGACATTACATCTCTTACTATTCTTATAAGTTCTTTTTTTGTTACTACTATCATATTATATCTCCCAAGTTTTTGTTAAGGCATTAAATACCTTACATTAATAATTATAGTGCATTGTGTTTAATTAATCCAGTTTTTTATAAAAAATCTTTAAGTTTTTCTGATAATTTTTTATTTTTTCTTATCTTTTCAAAAGAAAATTTTAATATCATTCTTATTCCTTCTTTAGTGTTTTTAAAATGGTGTCCAATTTCGTCAAGTGTATAACTTTTCCCATAATAAATTCCAAATTTCATTTTTATTATTTCTATTTGTTTTTCGCTTAATATTTTTGGAAAATCGTTATTAATTATTTCCAATAATTGGTTTTTATATATTATATCATTAACATCTTCGTTTTTTTCATCTTCTATTATAGATTCAGATTTCAAATTCAATATTTCTTGTAATGCGCAATCATTAGAATTGTCTTGATCAATTGACAGTGTTGAATATAAATAATCAAAAATTTTTGTAACATAAGATACGTCTTTCCCTGTATGATCAGCCAAATCTTGTATAGTTGGTTCTTTCCCAAGTTTTACAAAAAGTTCGTTTTTTATTTTTTTAAATTTAATAATTTTTTCTACAACGTGAACAGGAATCCTAAATGGGCAATTATTAAATGGTTGATTTTTTATATATCTTAAAATTTTTTGTTTTATCCAAAAAGAAGAATAGGTTGAAAATTTTATATTTTTTGTTGCGTCAAACCTTTTTATTGATTTTATCAGCCCGAGGTTTCCCTCCTGAACTAAATCATCAAAATATATTTTTATATTATTTCTATAACTATATTTATTTGCAAAAAAAATTACTAATTTTAAATTATTTTTTACAACTATGTTTAAAGCTTTTTTTGATCCATTTTGGGCCAAAACTATTAACTTTTTTTCTTCATCTTCTGTTATTTTTTTATTTGATTTTTCATATTTTGTTATTGAGTCTCTATATATATCAATTATGTTTTTTTCTTTTTTCAAAATAATTTTTTCTCCACAAAAATAATACAATTAATTATACGATTATTTTATTTGTTTTTTAACAAATTTCTGTGTTTCCAGTTAATAACTAATTCACCATATTTATTTGTATTTGTTGAAAAACCATTAAATTCAAAATATTTTTTTACCCGATTAAACATGTTTTTGTTTATAAAAAAAGAAACTTGCAATGCTTTATATTTCATTGCAAGTTTTATGATTGGCTTTAAACTTTTTATTTCTTCTTTTAAATCATTTTTCATTTATTTGTTTTAACAACCATTCTAAAGTATTAATTTTAACTTCTTTTTTTGTTTTATAATGTACTGATTTTCCTTGAGAATTTTTAACTTTTTTTATTTCGTCCTTAATTACTTTTTTTATAAAATAAAATTTTTCTAGTTGTTTATTGCATTCGTTACGTGAATGAGCCCAAAAAACAACATAAAGAAATAAATAAAAAGTCCAAATTATTAATACTATAATAAATTTAAAAAACATGTTATCGTTATTAAAATTGTAAAAATAAACAAATTGGTAAAACAAATTTAAAAAAATGTTTATCATAAATTGCTCCCCTTTTTAAAATCTTTATATAACATGCTTCCTTGTATTTCTTTATTATCCTGATATTTTCCTGAATATTTTTCAAACTCTCCGAGTATTTGATGATAATAAATTTGGCAAATTTCAATATTTGGATAAATCCATATAGGTTGAACACAAGTTATTTCCAAGGTCCAATATCCTTTAAATCCAATATCTCCAAAAGCCGCTGTTATGTGTATACAAACCCCAAGCCTTCCTATAGAACTTCTTCCAGACAAAACAGGAACTAAATTATTAGTTCTTGTATATTCTTCAGTTCTTCCTAAATATAAAATTCCAGGCCTAAGACGAAGTCCTTTTTCTGTAATTTTTGTTGAAAAAAGCTTGTTTTTCTTTTTCATATCTAAATCGCGGTTTTTATAAATTAATAATTCGTTATGAAGCTTTAAATTATAACTATTTGGATTCAATTGTTCTTTGTTAAATGGGTAAATTATTATATCATTACCTAACCTTTTATAAATTTCTTTTCCTGATAGTATCATAATTTTTTTCCTTTAAATAAATATACGACAAAAACAATAAAAAATAAAATACTTTTTCATCATAAGGTTTCTAATTTTTTCTATGATAAACTATATACTTTGCTGCTTCTATGTTGTTATTATAACTAACCCGCTGACTAATACAACATGCTGTAACACCGACAATTTCACCTATTTCTTTATTAGTCATTCCTTACTTTTTATATTCCATTAACTCATAATATGATATTGTTTTCGTTTTAATTTAATTTCTTTCTTTCCACTTGTTTCCATAAGTACCATTCATAAACGGGTTAATGTTTATCCATTTTCCATTTTCATATTTCCATAACTCGAAATGTAAATGACTACCAAATGACCATTGTCCAGTATTTCCGATACTAGCTATTATGTCTTTTTTCGATACAAATTGTCCTTTTTTTACGTAAATATTAGTAACATGTCTATATCTTGCAAAATAATATTCTTTTTCATTTTCATTTTTTATTTCGAATTTTAATTCAATGGTATTACCTCCATATTTATCATAATAACTTTTCCATATAACCCCCTCATGAATGGAATAAACTTGTGATTTTTCTTTATTGTTAATATCTGTTCCAGAATGAATTCCTTCTAAAGGATGCCACATCCCAAACTCATAATTTTTATGGGTGACATAAGCATTATCAGGCTCTATTGGGTATATAAACTCAGGTGAAATAAGTTTATAATTTTTTATACCATGCTCTTTAATCAAATAATTATCTACATATGCTGACAACAAATCTATAGGCATTTCTTTTAATTTTTTATTAAAATCTTCTTTGTCCATAGAGTCAACTGCAGCATCAAATTTTTGTTGATAATCATACCCTGGATACATTGATTTTAAAAATTTGTGAATCCAGGTAACACGCCTTTGAATAAGATTTATTTTTAACTTTTGATCAATTTCAAATCTTGTTACATTTCTTGATAGTTTTTCGTTTTCTACTTTCAACTCTTTGTTTTCTTTTTCAAGTTTTAATATGTTTGGAATAAAACATATATTCGTGATAATTAACTGAAGAGTTAACCCGGCGACTATCATATAAAGCATTAATATGTGTTTTTTTGTTTCTGTTTTCATAATTTCTTATCCTTTATTCCAAGTTGTGATAAAAATCTTTTTACTTTTTTTATTTCTGGATATGTATTAACTAAATACATTATATCTTCAACTAAATGAAGACGATTTAAAGATTCATTTTCTATCATTTTAATTCGACCATAAAGTAATATAACATCCCTTTTGTTCCATTACCTGATAAAATTTATCTTCAGGCAATAATTTAACTCTGATTACATCTCCCACAAGAAAAACTCGCGTGTCTCTAATTATTAATACATTACCATTATTTTTTACATCTATAACTATAGGTTCTCCACTCATGTTATGAAACCTATAATTTATTTTTTTACCCTTTACTATACCATTTATACTCATATTAAGCCTCCCAAGCTTTTTATGTTAAGGTATTAAATGCCTTACATTAATAATTATAGTGCATGTTGTTTAATTAATCCAGAAAATTATAAAAAAATTTAATTTTTTTCAACAATTTCCATTATTTTTTGACAATCATATATAATTCCGTCAAGCTGTTCCATTTCTTCAAACGACAACCTTTGTTTTGCGTCTTCATAAAAGTTTCTAATCGCTTCTGTATTTTTTTCTAACAATTTTAAAATTTCTTTATTTTTTAACATTATTTCTCCTCAATAGTTTTTATTTTTCTACTTTTTGTTTCTTTATGTTCCATACAAGCTACACATATTGCAGCAATTTTTCTAATACTTTCCCTAGCAGAAGGCTTATCTAAAAGGTGAATATGATTTTCAGCCTCTCTAATATAATTTTTAATTATTATCAACCAATCTGAAGTAGAAAGGGTTGGATCAGTTTTGACTGTTTTAGGATATCTTTCTTTCTGATACTCCCTTTCTTCATTAATTAACTCAAAAACATCTTTTCTTTTCATTTTTGCTCCAATACTTTAATAAAAATTTCTTTTGGTTCATTTTTAAATATTTTATAAAAATCTTCTTTGCAGAAAACTAGTTCTAAATAATTACAACAATAATAAACATTTGAAAAATCAATATCATTTTTATTAGTATATTCTAAAACAAAGTCATAATTTTTAGTTTCTTTGTCTGATATTAATAATTTTTTATTTAACAATCCAAATCTATTTATAAAACCTTTTATTGATTGATCTATATTAAAAATTTCTTTTTTGTGTTTTATTTTTTTTGTATATACGAACCAATCTTGATTATATTCTTCTATTACTTCAATTGTTGTTTTCATTTTATATTCCGTTTAAAAAAATAACGGGACAAAAATACAACGTACTGTGCCCCGTTTAAGTTATATAACATGAATAAAGAAAAGGATAATAAAAACTAGTGTAGGGCTATTATAAATACGGCGCAAATAACTGGTAATTTGGCTAATTATAAAATCACACTTACATGGTTTTTTAATTCCCTAAATAATTACTATCAAAAATAGTTGCTATGGTATAACCCTACAAGTCGTGAGCTTCACGACCTCCCCGTTGTTCAGGCGTTATACTTCTTAAGCTATCCCTTGCGCATTGGTGCTGACACATAGCAACTATAAAAGTTGTTGCTATGGCATTACAGGTTTATTCCTCACCGGATATGAAAGGGGGGTGAGGAATGCGGTCCGGTATCTTACCATAGCAACATTTTAAACAACCCCACCATCTCTAATAACCTCCCAAGTAGGAACTTAGGACTTCGATTAAGCAGGGTTGTACTTTTTTAATATCCCCAAAATTAAACTTTTTATCTACTATTAATCTCTGCTGGTATTATTTTTATTATATTATTTGTTTAATTGATAAACATAACCACCACCCTTCTTTTTTTATATTTTAAATTTTTAAAAAAACACTACTGGTTTTTACAGTCCGGCTCAGTAGTGTATTGGTATAGGGACCAACCTATTTTTGTAGGATTGTTACCCAGAATGGGCATATACTGTGTTTTATTGTTACCTAATCTGGGAACATTATAGTAATCCGCATTTTATGATCTTTTCTCGGATTACCATGGCATTAGGTCAACCTGATTGGCTGCAGGAAACAAGCAGGAATATAAAGCCTGCTTTGGTTTAAATATGTCAAAAAGCTTTTTAACTTACACTTTAAATATACGACGGTTTTTAAAAAAATAAACACTTTTTTAAAAAAATTAAAAATTATCTGTTAAAAAAACAATGTCACTATCTGTTATTACTTTACTTTCTTTGTTATTAAAAATTTTTTCATACTTTTGTTCTTCGTTATTATTATTTACTTTTTTATTATCTTTACAAAATACATATCCATTTTCAATTTTTTGAAATTTATTACATTTTTTAATGCAATGAGTACTTCCAGTATATACAGTAACAGGCAAAACTTTTGAAACTTTAACTCCATGAGGACATTTTGTTCCAATTGTTCCGTTTTCGTTTAAATATTTTATTTTCATAATCCCGTACTCCCAAATCCTTTATTCCCTCTTTTTGTTTTGTTAAGTTTTTTTACTTTTATTAAAACAGTGTTCAATACTCTACTAAATACTAGTTGGGCAATTCTCATTCCTTTTTCTACATGAAAGTTTTCTAGTGAGTGATTTATCAAAATAACTTTCAATTCTCCTCTAAAATCACAATCTATACTCCCTGGAGAATTGTTTACTGTTATTTTTTTAAGTGATAGCCCGCTTCTTGGTCTTATTTGACACTCATAACCTTCAGGAAGCCCTAAATAAACTCCTGTTTTTATAGGCCAACAATTTCCTGGGCTGATCCAAACGTCTTCATTGCTGCAAATATCATAACCAACTGCCCCTTCTGATTTTCTTTCTGGAAGAATTGCGTCTTTTTCCAACTTTACCTTTACTAACAGGTTATCTCTTTCGATTATTTCGTTTATTTTGTTACATAAATCTTCATAAGTAACATAAGTAAAATCAGGAAGTTTTTGTATCATTAATTTCCCCTTTCTTTTTTAAATAATTTCTTTTATTTTCATAAATTTTATCAAGGTTAATTTTTGCGCTTTTTAATCTTTCTTTATAAAAAGTTATGTTTAATTTCTCATTATCAATTAAACATTGAATAGCATCCTCATAGTTATCAAAATGACAATATGTCGGATGTCTTTTTTCTTCAGTACATATAAATTTCATAAAAGGGGTTTTATCTTTAATATAAGTTATTATATTTTTAGTTTCTTCTACAAAATCATATTCAAAAACTATTTTGTTTATAAGGTCAGCTTTATAAGTTTTTTTCATTTACACTCCTAAATAAAAAATATACGATCTTTTATTTAAAAATAAACAATTATTTTAATAAATCAAAATCACACAAATCTTCTTTTGCTTTAAACAAAGCTGTTCTTATTTCGTGCTCAAAATAATCAGGAAGATATCTATCTAATATTTCATTCTCATCTATTTTTGAAATTCCTCCTGGATATGCTTTTAAAATATTATTATATAACTCTTCAGTTCTTTTGTTAACCATTTTTTACTCCATTTTCTAATATTAATTTTCCCCACTGAACCGCCATTGCTTCCGCAATCCCCCGGTATGTTTTTGATCTTAATTTTGACCTTTCTTGTCCCGGAGGCATTTTCCAGATCCGCTGTTCTCTTCCAGACACTATTTTTGTTGGTTGTAATAGCGGCAATCCGTTTAGCCACAAGCACGTAGCTTTTGTTTCTCCATGCCCAAACTGCCAAGGTTGGATTATTTGATCTGGTTTTCTATAATTATTAGACATTATACCGATCGGATTTTCTATAGCCCATTTACAAGTAAGGTTTGTAAATTTTAGAAAAAAATCAATTGATTTTTGTTGTCTTCCGTCTGCTCTTTTTTCCACAAACCATCTAGCTCCCGAAACTGCAAGATCAGTACATGGAGGAAAGGCAATAACCATATCCCACTTTTCTTTTAATAATTTAATCACATTTTGCTGAATATGCCATTCTGGATGTCCACCACTGCAGGGTAATATATCGCACGAATAAGCATCTATTCCTATTTTTCTCATTTCAATTGTTACTGCTTGAGACTCTTCACAAGCAATTAATACTTTCCCCATTTTTACTCCATTTTAATATTTAAATTTATGATTCTTACAATAGAAACATTTATCTAAGATTTTATATTTTTTCATTTCACACTTTATTTTGTTTCTTACATACTCTTTTGAATTTATACAATTTTCACAACACGGTACAGAAATAAGAAAGTGGCTCTTTCTCATAATCTTATTTTCCATTTCTTTTCTTTATTTTTACATTCTTTATTTTATTTTTACATTCTTTATTTTTAGTATTTCCTCCGAGGTAACAAACCTGTCTAAGAGTTAACCCCTCCCCAGCATCACAAGTTTTATAAGGACATTTAATTTTATCTCCTTTTTTTATGAATGTTGGCATTGTTAATTCTTTTTTTTGATTACTTTTTCTTTTTGCCACTTTTATCTTTCCTTAAAATATAATCATCATTATTAATCCAATTAAATATTGGGCCATCTAATAAGTGTTTATTTGTATTATTTTTTTCAAAAATTAACCAAACAAAATAATACATACCTGCGGGGTATTTCCCATCTTTTCTTAATTTTATATATGGCATATATCCGCGTCTTTCTTGCTCATCATTTGTGAATTTAATGTTAGCTTGCCTGGTAAATAAATATATTTTTGTTAATGGATAATTTTCATCCGTAAATGTTTCAACTCTAAATCTATTAACCCCGCCTAAATGAGTTAGTTTACAAAGGAATGCAAATTTTTCTTTTGCCACTTCCTTTGCATTTGTTATAAATTTATCTAATTTTGAATAAGGAGGATTTGTTATTATATAATCTATATTTCCAAACATTTTTGTTTTTAAAAAATCTATTTTTTTACACTTTTCTCCAACAAAGTTAATATCAAAATAATCAATATCAATATTACTTTTTTGTTTTGTTAAAACATCAACTACAGGGTGAATATTTTTTCCACAACACGGCTCTAAAAATCTTTTATTATAATCAAATTTTTCATTTAATAATAATTGTGCAACCATAGAATATGGAGTATATACATTATCCTCTTTACTTGCTGAAGTAAAATCTTTTCCTTTTTTTTCCATTTATTTTTCCCTTTTTGTAATTTTAAATATGAAAAAAATACTAACCAATAAATATAAAATAATTTTAGATAATAAAACTAAAAATGAAACAAATATTGCCATTATTATTCTATATAAACTCATTTATCTCTCCAGTTAAAATGCATTTTTATATCTGGATTACACCAAGGCCATATATCACGGTAGTGAAAAGAAAGTTTTTTAGTTAGATTATTGCATTTTTTATTATAAATATCTTTATTAAAATTACCGTTTAAATACATACATGAAATTGTCAATGCATCTTTTTTTAGTTTATTTTCTCTTTCAATCTCTTTTCTGATTAAATTTGATTTATGAGTATTCAATAAATCATGTGTTATCCAGGAAACATACTTTCTTATATCTGAAATAAAAAATCCATCACGATGCGCACGTTTCCCGCTTATTATTCCTAAATTTTCCATTTTTTCAACAATTTTTAAAATATTGTAATAATTTACCGTTTCCTCAAATTTTTCTTTTTTTGAGTACTTTTTATGCCAAATAGAGTAATAAACAACAATATAATAAAGCAAAAATTGTTCATAATCAACCCATAACTTAAATTGTACCTTGTTTTTTAAATTATAAGCCTTCTTTTTAGCCGCATCAGATAATTTAAGGTCATCAACACACCCTAACATAGAAGCTAATCCGTGTATGTTTTCGTATATACATGAAAAAAGTCTCTGCCTGTCAAGATTCTCAGCCGATTTAACTATATTAAAATCTGTAATAAATAAATTACTCATACAACTTTCCTCAAGTTTATGAAATTACAATCAGTTAATCTATATTCTTTGTTATAACTATCAGTTAATATAACATTAGCGCCAACGAAATCCTGATTTGCTTTTTTTATTGTTAAAAATTTTCCTTTTGGTATTATATTGCCAGAATTATTACACTTTGTTTCATTCATTACTTCAAATACATCTTCATTTTGAATATAGAATATAATTTGACCTTTATACAAATCTAGTGGAACATTTAGTTTCATATTTTACCTCCGTATTTGTTTAAATATACGACGTTATTAAACTAAATTAAACATAATTTGATTTAATCATTTATAGCCCCAGTATTTTAGTTTGTAAATCATTAATTACTTTTGATGATAATCTTTTTACTATATCTTCTTTATATTTTTCATTATACTTGTCATTTAAATTTTTTGCTCTTTTTACTATTTCCAAACTTTCCTTTATTCTCCAGTATGTTTTACTTTTTTCAAAAATATCTACATTAAAAATAATCAATCCGTATTTATTATTTACTTTTTGTATAAATTCAGTTGCACAATCTTTTAAATAATCTGGAACGCAAATATAAAATTTATTTATTTTTCTTTTAAGTTCATATTTATGTTTCAGCTTTTCTAATTCTTTTACCATTAAATCATGTTTTGATATTTTTATCTCTATTTCATTAATAGATTTCCCGGTATCAACCAAAACATCAGCTCTTCCGTAATCAATAAAAACCTCTTCAGCGGAAATATAACCTCTATTAAATCTATAATAAGACATTACCGCACATTTTAATAAATCACTTGTTATTTTCACTTTAAAACCTTTATAATTCTTTTCTTAATAATTTACACAAATACATTATATTTTCACAAACTTTTATTAAATCATAAGCCATACTTGTTTTTTGCTCTTTTGTTAAATTTTCTGGAAAATAATCTAAAACATTTTGAATTTCTTTTAAATCTTTTTGACAATTTTTTATAATATTTTTTTCAACTGTATGCATTTTTTATACCTCTTATTCCTTTAATTTTCCGCACGGTGTGCCATCTAATTTTTCAAAATTGTGAAATAAACTTACCATACCATAATTCCAATCATTAAGTTTACACGTATTGGTTAAAGAATGAAACTGGATTATTTTATTCACGGAGCCAGGTGTGTTTTTATACCTAACCCAAACATCTTTAAGGTCTTCAAAACACTCCTCCATTGTTTCATATGGAACATATTCTGGTTCTTTTATTTCACGCCATTGGTGGTGCCACCTTATAGTACAATAACTTTCCCAATTTAAATATTCTTTTTCATAGTCTGGATGAACACATAAAATTGGATTACACTCTAAATCAACAGCTATTCTTTTTTCCCAATAATAATCAGTATGTTTTAAACTAATCTCAATCCAATGTGCTTTTCTTTGTTTTTTCATATACTATCCTTTCAAATATTCCATTTCTTGGCCCATTATTTCTAATACTTTTTTAGCTAATTCTTCAGATTTGAAATATATTTCACCTATAAATTTATTCCACGTTGAATAAAATTGATATTTTTTAATCTCTATATCATAATAGATAGACCATACTTCTTGATCATAGTCATTAAAATCAACTTTCCAATCACCATTAAGTTTATCAGCAATATATTGAATCTTTAATGATGCATATTGTTTTTTAAATTTTAAAATACCATATAAACGCCAAGGTAAATATCTACCCGTATCATTAATCATTTTTATCCATTCTTCATAACTTTTTAAATATTTAGGAAATTCAAAATCATTTTCTTTTTTTAATTGCTCAATCTGTTCTTTTGCTTGTTTAATATTTTCTTCAGCATTTATAATACTATTTTTTAATTCTTTTATTTTTTCTTTACTAGTCATTTATTTTACTCCTTTATTATAATTATCCAACAAAGTTCGTTCTAAACCTTTGTTTTAAAATATCTTTCTTTTCTTTTTCTGATCCGTTTTTAAAACGTTTAATATCTTTTTTGTATAATCCAATAGATGTTTTAATTTTACTTAACATTATTTATTCCTTAACTAATTATTAAATTTTCTATTACCTGGGACATTTGATGCCTCTGGATAGGTGTTTTCTTTTTATTATAACATTTTATTTTAACAAACCTTCCTATAGCGTTCGGCAAGATAAAATAAGCCAATGGCCCAAAAATAGGAGCCAAAATTGTTAAAAATAATTTACCAAACCTTTGAGCCATTGTTACTGCCTCCCCCTGGACAAAATAATTAGTAATTAACTTTTTACCTTTTTTATAATTTAGTTTTTTGTTTAAATATTTATTTACTGTATTTTTGTGGAGTCCTGCAGAATTAAACGTAATTGTTCCTTTTGTTTTTGTTAACATTGTAGCTGCTGCCGCTAACCCTCCTCCGAGTGAGTGCCCGGTCATTTCAAAATCAATATTTCTTTTTTCCATTTCTGTTACCAAACTTAAAGCACTTAAATATTGACTAGACGTTAATCCAAATATCTGGGGAATATTTCCTTTATTCCAATCCTTAACAGCTTCTTCATTTATTTTTCCGTTTAGCCTTTTCTTTCCCTCAGTTCCTCTAAAAGCAATAATGTATTTTTTTGTTCTATTATTGAAATACAAAGCAGAATAAAATCCATTGTCTTCGTTGATAAAATAATTTTTATTTAAATTCCATTTTTCCTTAATATAATTATATGGTAATTTTAATATATAAGACCCCATACCACCAAACGTTATGTTGTTAAAAATATATAATTCTGAATGATGAATAATATATTTTTTTTCTTCTATTGACTCTAAATACTCATCAATAGAATTTTCATATACATCACTGCAAATAAATGCTTTTTCTAATACATCCAATTTGTCTTGTTTCATAATCTTCCTTCCAATATTTCACAAGCCTTTAAAATCGCCTGATATTTTGCTTCATTTCTTTTATACCAAACAATATCATAATATTCTTTATTTTCTTTTTTTGAATATATAAAATATTTATATTTATTTCTTTGAATAGAATAATGGTATGTTATTTCAATTTCTTTTTTGTAAAAAAAATCTTCCAACAATCCATAAAGCATGGAGAATGGTAATATTTCATAATGCGAATCGTCATTATAATTATAATATTTACTAAAATCAGTTTGTAAATATATTTGATCATAACAAACGTCAAAATAAAATTCACCAAAACTGTTATTTTCTAAATATTCTTTTATTTTTGAAAATACTTTTAAATATTTATTGTGTATTTCTATTACTAATTCTACTGCTAATCTTGTTACTGTCATTTTTAACTCCTTTAAATAAATATACGACATTATTACTTATTAATAAACTAAAAATATTTCCATTCATATCCAGCATGAATTTTTCTTTTTCCATTGCATGCTAAATTTATACCAGACTGTCTAAACCTTTCAACACTCCTAGCAGCTTTTGAAGCTGAGTCCCATATTTGGACTATTTTCCCATCTTTCATTTGAATTACTGATTTTTGAAATTTTTTTTGTGATATTTTACCAAGATGTATTTTTTTGGGAATATCTTTTTGAAAAACAATTTCCATGTTATCAAGACAATATCTATTGTTAAGATTTTTTCTTAAAATACATATTTTATATCTTTTGTCATTAATGTTAACCAAAGAAGTTTTGTAAAACGTTTTATAATTATTTTCTTCTAACCATTTTTTAAATTCTTCTAAAGAAAATGACAGCCGTGCATCAAATTGTTCTTCTTGTTTTTTATTTATTCCATAGTATTTGTTTTTAATTAAATTATTATATTTATAATACTTTTTCTTATATTCTTTCCTGGTGCATATTTTACAAATAGGTCTTTTTATTTTATTTCTAGCGTTGTAAAACCTGTTTATAAATTTTATCTTTCCACATTCGCTACATCTTTTTTTAAGAATTGGTTTATATTTTATTTTATTTTTCCCTGATAAAACTCTTAATGAGTTTATAGATACTTGTATTTTTTTTAATTTTTCTTTTAATTTTTTTTTGTTATAATTTCTTTCTAAATAATCAAAAATGTATTTTTTCCCTGATATGCTTATCTCAATCTTTTGAAAAGTCAAACGGAAGTTAAAATTACAATCACTACACTGAAATAACTTTTCCTTTGGTTTTTCAAATACAAATTTCTTTGTTTGTTTACTGCATATAGGACACTTCATTTTATTACTTTATTACTCATACCATCTAGGAAAATTTATATTTTCTGTTTTTAATATTTCTTTTGCCATTTTTTGCAATTCTGGATATTTTTTATTTTTAGAAACATAAATAATAAAATCTTTATATAAATCATCTTCCATTCTATGAGAATCTCCAGTATAATCATCCCCTATAACCTCTATTTCATTGATACGTTTTTTTATTTCTTCTAAATTCATCCAACAACCTCCCTTAATATTTCTTCTCTGGTTTTACCTGTATGTTTTTCCAACATCTTTAACTCTTCTTCATAATATCGTTCAAAAGATATTATGTGAGATACCGGATAATAATGATAATTCCTGTAGCAATCTTTTAATAATATAATTGATATATTTATATCTCTTTTATTCATATTATTTTTTTCACCTTTTAATATTTCAACATCTTCTATTTTTATTTCCTCATTGTTGTCATTTATTATTTTCATATTATTTCACTCCATTTTTCAAGATACATCAACAATTCATTTAAAGTCATTTTTAATATTTTTCCTGTTTGCGCCTTTACAGGAAATATAAAATCATAATTATATTTTAATTCATTTTCTGTTATAATAAATCCGCTTATTTGTAAATCGGCAACCTTTATGTATGGTATTGAAACGTTATTTACAAACTCATAATTTAAACTTTTAAGCTTATTAAATATTTTTTCTAAAATTATTTTTTTCATTTAAATCTCCTTTATTAATAAATAAAAAAACACGGCAATTAAGCCGTGTTAATTTGCCATAACAATTCCCCAACAAATAAAAAAATTATTAAATAAAATAAAACAAACTTTTTATTATTATTCAAAATTTTCCGACCTAACTTATATTTAACTTTTCTTTTAGAATTTTAATTTCAGATTTGATTCTTTTTTTATCATGATCAGTTAACTGGACCGTCCCAGCTTTTGTAGACTTTTTGTTTGATACTAACTGATTTTCAAGCCTATTTAATGCGTTTTTTCTTCTTCTCTGTAATTTAATATTATTCATAATTACTCCAAAGTTTTATTTATTATTCTTTTACAAGAATACCTTATATAAATATACGACTTTATTTACTAAAATAAACATTTATTTATAAATTATTAAATTTTTCCATTTCTTATCTATAATATTTTCCACTTTATACCTCAACCCTTTTCCCTATTTTGTTTAACCATTCTCCATAAGTAACAGGAACTCTACAATTTTTATATAAATCATTATTTACTTTATCCTGTTCTTTTAATAATTCAGAAAATTGAATATTTTCTTTATTTGGTATCCAATCACCACAGGTTTCTTTTTTTAAACAATCGGCTGTAAAATATGTAGAATTCATTGCAATATTTATAACATCTTTAAAAGCATTTTCATTATATAATCCATATTTTGGTTCTTTTTCTTCTGGTTTCTTTTCAAATCTTAGTAATTGTTCGTATGTTAACTGTCTTGATTCTTCTCTTTCATAGAAATTATAATACGTTCCGCTAAACTGTAAACAATATATCTTACAATTTCTATTTCTTATAAAAAGTGTTCCTGAATGAAATTCATCTTTTTCAATTCCATGACTGAAACAAATTTCTTGGGCTTTTCTGGATTGTTCTCCGTTTTCAATTTCTATATAAAACGGAGCGAGTTCTTTTAAGTCTGTGACTTTTTTACATAACATATAATTAGCGTGATAATATGGATAATTTGGTAATTTAGACTCATTATTAATTACTATTATATAATCATTTATTTTTTTTATTTCTACTATACCTTTACTTGCATGCATTACAAAATCACCGACTCTTACATCGTGTTTTTTAATCCATTTTTTTTGTTTCTTTGTGTAACTCATTATTTATTTGCTCCTTTAATTATTTATTATAAATTATTTTCCATTCTTTATTTGTTTAATTAAAACTAAATTTTTATTAAATTGCTGATAAAGCCTCATATCAACAATTGATTTACTATCACCTAAAACTTTTTCAATTGTTTTTGTTGTTTGAGTTAAAGCTTCAAGAAGCTTTTCGTTTTCTGATTCTAAATATTTTATTGTTTTCATTCATCTAACTCCCATTTTTCTTTATTTTCACAAGTATTATTTTGAAAATGTTCACATTCATTATCAAAGCCTTCATCATGAATACAAATAGAACATTTTTTTAAATCGATAATTTGTTGCTTTAATTGTTCGTTTTCTTTTTTCAATTTTTTAACCGTTTCAGTGCAGTCAACGCAATATAACAAATAATCAGTTTCTCCTTTTTTGTTTTTTCCGGCTCCAATTACAACTTCATCACATTCGCTTAATATTTCTTTTCCGCAATAAAAACAATTTGTCATCATCTATAATGCTCCTTTTAATTTTTCTTAAATTTATAATATTACCATTTTTCAAAATTAAGATTATTTTTTGGATCATGAGGATCATAAACGGGTTTATTAATGGGACGTGTTTTTAAATTTCCATTTATAGCAAGGTCAACTCTTTTGATAGCTATATTGATATATTCTTCCATTATTTCAGCACCCATTCCTTTCCTGCTATTTAAAACTGCCGCTATAATTGAGGTTCCTACTCCTAAATATGGATCAAAAATCCAGTCTTCTTCATTTGTTAATGCTAATACAAATCTTTCTACTAGTTCAACAGGAAATTGGCAGGGATGAATTGTTTTTTCTACATGATTATTTTTCACATTTGGAATCTCCCATACATCACTAGGATTTTTCCCTAATGGATTACAAGATAATTTTCCTGCATTTGGACCTTTAAAATATTTTTTATTGGGATATTTTTGTGGAACTCTTACTGCATCTAAGTTAAATGTGTATTCATCATTTTTTGTAAACCACATGATTGTTTCATATCGACCTGAAAATCTTTTTGAACAATGTAGACCATGTCCAAAATGCCATATTACTCTATTACGTAATTTCAGTTCGTTTTTTTTAAATATTGGATATAATAAAATATCTAATGGAATAATTTCTGATTTATTGACATAATTCCCTGTTTGCCAGCAAATACTCCCATTATCATCAAGAATTCTCACACACTCATCAATAATTTTTTCTTGTTCATTATAATAATTATCTAAATTTACTTTTTTTTCATATTCTTTACCAATATTATAAGGCGGCGATGTTATTATTAATTTCACTGCTTTGCCCGGTATTTGTTTGACAAAATCTAAACAGGAGCCATTATATATAATAGCATTTTTATTTGTTGGGTATTTCGTATCAATAAAATCATTTCCATTATTTTTAAATGTCATTATTTTACTCCACCGATTTACATAAAAATTATAAAAAACAGTTGCTATGGTAAGATTCGAACTTACATTGCCTCATGCGTTACGAGTCGGGATGAGCTCAAATTATAGGTACTTAAATATTATTTTCACTATAACCCTTTTCCCTAGCGCTTCCTATCCGCCACATAGCAACTATAAATAAAATAATTACTATAGAGATAATATTTTTGACACTTCAAAATATTAAACTTATAGCGATACCATTTCCATTTTGTAAGAGGCTATTCCGTACGGCATGTCACTCCGCATAAGAATGATTGCTACTCAGCTCTTACACTATAAGCCATATAGTAATTATAAAAAATTGGTGCAGGATAGACTCGAACTATCGATGTATCTTACGTCACGGTTTTACAGACCGCTACCCTCGCCGCTAGGTGACTGCACCACCATTATTACTAATATACGACTTTTTTATTTATTTTAAACATTTTTATTTAATTGTTTTTTAAATATTTAATTACAATCCCAAACGTCTGTTTTCTTAAACATTGGAACATCAAAACCATTTCTTAGTGCTTGTTTTTCTTTTGCCCGTCTTGTTTTTTATTCATTATTTATTATCTTTAAAACTACATTCAACTATTTTCTTTTCTGCATCATCAGATACAAAATAATCACAATTATGACAAGAAAAACTGCTTACTTTTGCCTTATTTTTTTTGTCTGGGCAAAAAGTTTTACACAATCTACCATCTGTTTTATATTTTATTTTCAATATTCCGCTCCTAAATATTTATTAATTATACGATGTTTTTTTGTTTTATAAACAAATTTCTATAATGTGTATCTTTTCATTCTTGCCCATTCTAATAATTCAAATAAATACCAAATGTCTGGGAAATATGTTCTTTTGGTCCACCCAGTTTCTATTTTTATTAAATTACCAAAACAGTCACAATGGTGAATTGGCTTCCAGTCAGGATTATTTTCTAAAACATCCGCCCACTCTAAATTCTCGCGTATTTCATTTATTTTATGAAATTCTTTTCTTCTTCTTAATTGTCTGTAGGTTAATCTATTATTACTCATTTCTAATTTCCTGTCCCTTTTACATCTTTGTTATTAAAAAACCTTTTTAAAAGTTTCAAACATCTTTCACACAAATCAACATCAGGATCAGATTTTACAGAATGATTAAAAATATCTATAGTACATATTCTTTCATTCATTTTTTTTCCACACCTATCACATTTAAAATAAGATACTTTCATATTATAACCTCCTTAATAATTGTTTTTCAGAATTTTTTAATTTTTGTTTCCCTAATTTAAATATAACCACTGGAGCATCCCTTAAATAAACTTTTTTTAATTTTAAATAATACTTTGAAAATAATCTAAATTTAAAAAATACAACCCACTCTTCCCTATTCCAATTCTCATAAGTTCTTAAAATTTTTATATTCTTTAACAAAAATCTAACGTCTGGTTTTAATTTTAAAAAAGATTTAGATACCAAAAAATATCCATATCTTCCTTTTTTATTTTTTAAATCCCTATACACAATCTCTTTTGTTTTTAAAAGTTGTTCAAAATCAAAAGTTATTTTTCCTAAATTATTTTCTAAAGATTGGGGAAGAAAATCTAACGATTCCGGTGTTGTTTTTATATAATTTTGATTAATTCCGTTATGCGAATCAAGTGCTTTTTTTAATTCTTTAATTTTTTGCTCCTAAATAAAAAGTCATCAAATTTTAATATACCCTCATTTCCTTTTTTATCTCTAAATATAGTTTTTTCTCCATCTTTATATTTCCCATAAAGAAAAGCAAAAATTTTAATTGCATTCTTTGTTATTTCTAATCTTGGCAAATCAATCTCTTCACCAAGACAATCTAATAATTCTTTTATTTCTTTATCAATTTTTAAATTTAACATTTTTTATCTCCTTTTTGTCAATATTTAAAATTTTTAAAATATCACTATTTGTTAGCAAACTTTTACCTAAGTTTCCAAAATTATCAAATACATTAATTATTTTATCTTTTTCAAACAAAACATTATTCCCTTTTTTATTTTCGCTATAAATAGTGGCAAAAACAACAAGAGCGTTTAAAATTATATTCTTTTTTGTAAATTTTAATTCTTTAGCTAAAATATCTAACAGCTTGTCTGTTTCTTTGTCAATTTTTAAATTTGACATATTTTATCCTTTTTATTTTTAAATTCTCTTAATTCTTAAACCAATATAAACATCACCTTTTCTGAAATCTTTTGATTTCATTTCTCCATCTAGTCGTTTTTTTGCTTTATTGTTTAAATTTCTCCACTTTCCTATATAATAATCTCCTTTTATTATACCAATTGGAAAATCTCCGCACATACTGCCGTAAGAATATCCATTTTCGTCACACCATTTAATAGCTTCATTATAAGCAGAAAAATCATTTCCATTATTTTTAAATATAATCATTGTTTTACTCCCGTGTTTTGTTTATTAATTATACGACATTTTCTAAATAAATAAACACTAACTTATTTCTTTGAATCCTTCTTTTCCCACAAGCCTTGCAACCTTATCCATTTCTAATGAAATATCTTTCAACAAATCCATATCTTTTACCAGCTTTACTAAGATGAGGTAAAATTGATTAAACAAAAACATAACCTGTTCTTTCGTAAATGATACGTTTTTTGCGTGTTTAATTTCCCAATGTTCTTTTTTCAACCTTGCTATTTCTCCAATTAAAAACATAAGAGTACCGGGGGCCTTTGCCACTTTTTCATCATCATTCATTTTTAAATAATTCCTGAGTAAAGCTATTCCAAGTTTCAGCTCCTCTGTTGTATCCTGGAATTGTTCCGGTTCTAAATTTTCTATCTCTTTTAATTCTTTCTGTAATGTTTGTATACCAGCACCTGAATATATACCCAGGCTTTCTTTTATTTTTCTTATTTCTTTTTTGGCAATTTTTTCTCCACCTGTATGAGTTTTACACGCAATTTGCCCAGACATCGCGAACCTTCCACACTGAAGGACTTTTCCATTTTTCTTAATTTTTGCTTGACACCTTATAACCGCAGTCCCATTGTTTTTGATTAATAATTTTTTCCAACCTTCTATTGATTGATTAGCGACCAACACTGAATTTTTTCTTTGTTTTTTTATTAGTTTATCAAAAAGCATTTCTTTAGATACTATACTTTGTAGCTCTTTTTTTTCTTCCCTGGCAGCCTTCAGAGCTCTCTTTTTTCCCTCTTTGTCAAGCTTCATTTTAATTTTCCTTGTTTTATGTTAGGAATGTCTTTGTTATTTATTATATAAGTTACATTTCCAATTTCATCTACAGATAATATCTTTACTTTAGTTTTATATGTTTTGTAATAAAAATCTATAAGTTTATTTATTTTCTGTTTATAATAATTTCTCAATAAATGGTTTGGTTCAAAATACGTTACTTTCATTTTTTGTTCCTTATCTATTATGATTATAAACTATTTTTTATTGTTTGTTCCATTGCCTTCATTCCTCATTAAAAAATTCTACAGTTACTTTTTCACATGGAGGTAAAAGCTTAACTAAAACATAAATCGCATGATCCAAACAATTACCATCAGTTAAATCCAAATAACAATTACTACTTATCTTAACTACATAATGGCCGTTAAAACCATCTTCGTTATTTACAACTATAGCCACTGAATTATAAGGAATGTCAGTCATTTTAATAATTTCTTGATCTTCTGTTTTATCTGTAATTCTAATTCTAAACACAAATATACTCCTTTATTGTTTTATATAAGTTTTTACACTGACAAATTTAATAAAATCTTAAAAACTTGGTCAATTGTCCATACTTTAATTTTCTATACCTCAATACTTATTTTAATTTTTTATTAAATTCATTCTAATAGTTCACTATTTATTTTTATTCTACTCCATTTCCAAATTTTCTTTTTGTCTTGGTTCCCAATATTCACATTCAGTCAATTTCATTTATTTGACTCCTTTGTTATTTTTTTAAAATATTTAATTATACCGTCTGTTATACTATTCCCCCAATTGATATTTAATAACTCACATAATTTATCGTTTCCCTGAAATAATTGTATTATTGAATCAAAAAATTTTTCGGCTAAGTTATTCTTGTAATTTTCTAAATATGTTTTTTCAAAGTCTAAACCACACCAATCTAATTTTTCTAATTTTTCTTTATCTATAAAATATGATCTTGATTGAAATCCGAATCTATTTTTTGTTTTTTTAATACTTATACATTTTTCTAAATCTTTTATCATGCTATTTGAAATATATGTTTTCATTTTTTCCTCATTCCTTTTAATTTACTCTCTATATTCTACCCTATAATGATCTCCAAAAACTTCATACATCCAATTTTTATATTTTATACATAATTTTATTTCTCGTTCAAAAAATTTTTCAGTTTGTCCTAATTGATATTCTTTGTTTGATAATTTTGTTCCAGGTAATATCACTGAACATTTTTTTTTCTCATCTTTCACCATATACCAAGAACCTAATAAGCCTGTATCACAAGAACCACGTATTAAAATTGGATTTTCCATAGAATATACACTTTCAATAAATTCTTTTTTTGTATTAATTTTTGTAATTGTTCCCATTTTCATTTATCTCTCCAATAATTATATTCTTCTTTATGGTCAGCTTTACTGTGATTGAATTCATCTATATGCTTAGATATAAATTTACTTACTTCTTCTTTTGTTGTTCCTTCACACCTTATATCTAATTCTTTTTCAATAGCCATTAAAAATTTAATTTGTTTATAGGTTGGTTTTTCTTTATCCATTTTTATTTCCCTCCAGTTGCAAACACAAATCTTTTCAATAGTTCATCAATACCATCAGTAGATAAATAATGGTCATAATGATCTGGTAGTTGTAAACTACTTACATTATATCCTCTATTTTTTATCGCATTTTTAATATGCCATATAAATGCATCATCTGATAATAAAGGTAAAATTCTTTTTTGCTCATAACCGTTAATTCTCATTTCTTTATATTCTTCTAAAGAAATTACTTGTTTTTTGTTTATTTTATCTTTTATTTCTTCAGATATATGAGAATTAAAATTATCTTCATCTTCTTTTGCATACTTTGTTATAAAACTCATAATAATTTATTCCTTAATAAATTTTTTTAACTATGATACAACTTTTTCTATTATTTTGTGTCACTTCTATAAATAAACATGAATAGAAGGAATATCACAATAACCTGCTCCCACATAAATTTAAATCCAACTATTTGTAAAATAACTGAAATTACTACTGCTAAAAAAATAGCTCCTATTGTCTGTAAAATTTTAAACAATACTTTCATTTTAACTCCAAAATTCTTTTATTCTTTTTTTGTTTTTTAATATATTTAAAGCCTTACTTTCGATTTGTCTTATTCTTTCATAAGATAAACCTAAAATTTCTCCTATTTCACCGAAATTTATTTTTTCATTTAGCTTATTATACCTTAACTGAATAATTCTTTTTTCTCTTTTTGGTAATTCATTTATTGATTTTTTTAAAATATCACCCAACTCTTTTTTTTCTAAAACGTCATAAACAGTCTCTTTTTCATCAATAATTGTTTCTATAACAGCTCTGCCGCAATCTTTTTCTGAATAATCTAAACTTGAAATTTCTCTTTTTCCTTTTATTGTGTCTTTTGTTTTTACTATTAAACCCTCATCTAAATTAGAAAAATCAGATAATTCATTAATACTTGGCTCCCTGCCAAATATATCAAAAAATTCTTTTTCTTTTTTTATAATTGTGTCAATTTTTTCAATAACCCAAATAGGAATTTTAATTACATTTAAATCTTTTTTTATATATCTTAAAATTTTTTGTCTTATCCAATAAAAACAATACGTTGAAAATTTTATATTTTTTCTATAATCAAATTTATCTACAGCATGAATTAATCCAAGATTTCCCTCTTGAATTAAATCAAAAAAATCTACCCTTTTTGATTTATAAGCTTTTGCAAAAAAAACAACTAACTTTAAATTAGATTTTATTATTTTATTTTTTATATTTAATATTTTATTTTCATTTTTTTCTTTTTCTAATTTTATGAAAAGATTTTTTATTTCATTATTGGTTAATGTTTTGTTTTTATTTATTTCTTTAAAATAAATCGACAATTCTTTTTTCATTTTTATCTCTTTAATTGTAAAATTCTCCTATATTCAACAGAAATTTTGTTTTTAGTAGCATAATGTAATCCATATTTCATTCCAGAACTCATACCATAATCGATATAAAAAATATGTTTTTCAGCTACACCTTTCCACGCTAAACCTGCATCTATCCCAATTTGTCTTTCTTCCGGAAAATCATCATTTAAAATACCTTCCTGTGTATACAATAAATGAGAAGCTATTGGCGACTCTCCACGCATTAAAGAATCCCTAACGCACATCCTTGCATATTTGATATTTCTTTCTATATCTCCAGCATAAGGTGATTCAAGAATTACTCTTGTCATAGTTTTTTCTCCATTTTTTAGTAAAATATAATAAATCATTTGCATATTCAAACAAATTTAAAATAACTCTTCCTTTTGATGCGTATCTTTTACAACATGGACACGGATTAGATAAGCTATTTTCACACTCTTGATACGAACAAGGGTTATTATTTTCAAACACTATTTTTATTTCTCTCATATTTTATCCTTTATTAATTATACGATTTTTTATTGATTTTTAAACAGTTCTTTTTTCACCATGAACGGCCTTTAATGTAGGAAACCTTAAAGAACTTGTCCCCTTAATGTTATCAGTTACTTCAAAATATTTTACAGTTATAATTTTGTTTATAATTTTTTCTGGATGAAAAAACCAATCAACCCTTTGTTCCATAGATAATCCGGAACCAACTTTTACTTCTTCTCCATTATAATTTATAATTAAATCAGATACCATTTTTTCTTCTGTGTCTTTTCCACTAACAATATGTCTTATGTTTCCAGTTTTAATATCTAATACTTTAAATTCGCCGTCTTTAAATAATTTATGTTTTAATATATCATTTGACCTTTTGCCTTTATAAATTGTATCTTTTCTTAATATGAGACCTTCCCACTTTCTTTTTCTTGCCTGCTCTTTTAATACATAAAGATGTTTTTCATCTTTCAAAAAAATTTGTTTAATAACTTTTAAATTATTTGATTTTAAATCTATTTTGTTTAATTTTTCTATTCTTTCTGAGAATATTTCTTTTGATTTTTTGTTGTTAAAATCATCTAAAGATAAGTAATCAAAAATTAAATATTTTGGATTTTTTATGATATAGTTTTTTCTGTTCCACACCCTCATCATTCCAGAAAAATCTTCTTTTCCTTTTTCATCAACTAAGCAGCATTCTCCATCTAAAACAATGTTTTTTAAATTTAATTTTTCTATTTCTTTTTTTAAAACATCCATCGTGTTAAATTTTTGACCAGTTCTTGAATACAAATCAACATTTCCATCCTCATCTATAATCGATACGCACCTTAGGCCATCCATTTTTCTCGATACATAATATTTTTCACTTATTTGAAATTTATTGTATTTCTCTAAAGATATGGCCAAAGCAACTGAAAACTCAGGAATAAACCCAGGAATTACTTTATTTATTAATTTTGAATCAATTCTGCATTTTAAATTTTTATCTATAATTTTATAAAACAATTCTTTATATTCTTTACTTTTATTATTCAAAAAACATAAACATTTTTTTATAGCTTCATGCCCGGTTATTTCCCTATTAGACATTTTTGTTAATAGTTCATCCAAAGAAACATTATATATTTCAAAAACATTGTTTAAATCTTTATTTTTTATTAAATTTTTAGATGATACAAAAAACTTTATAAAAGGATTATATGTCCAATAAAGAATTTTTTTAAACTCTTCATTGTTTTTATTTTCTTTTAATATTTCTTTTTTTCTGTTTGAGCTAGTGGTTTTATTTAATTCATTTATTATTTCAATTATCTTTTGCATATTTTTCCCTATAACTTCTTAATTCTTTCAAAGATAATGGTTTTAAAATTCCATTTCTTATTTCTAAATATAACCTTATTCTCCAGGGAAGTTTCCCCAGCTTTTCTAACGTTCCAAGTTGTTAACTTTAGTATAAATACAACCGTCTTTACATTTAAAAGTTTCTCCAATTAACATAGTGTAACCCATTCAATCGCAACAAAATTTTTTAAAATACTCATTCTTTTAACCCCCCCCTCAGTGAGACCATCTAAAATATTATCATAATTAACCTAATTCCCATTTAAATTTTGTTTTGGAAAACTATTATTTTTTAAAACTTCTTTATTTTGATTATTTATTTCTTGATTAATATGACCTGGATTCATAACCAAAGAAGGATCCGGAGAAATAGCCTTTTCAACCAAATCAAATAATTTTTGTTCATAAATTGACATCTTTTTATTTTCGTTATTTCCATTAAAAGTTATAGGTGTAATTTAATATATAAAAAATGTTTATTTTATTTTTTCTTAACGTTATGTTTATCTGTATCTACTGGACTCCAATGTTTATTTGAGTGTCTCCCATTTTTAAACTCCAGCAAAGCTAAATTAGCTACATCCACTAAAAATTCAGTATTTCCTGTTTTTTTATACATTCCTAATTTGAATAAAAGATATCCTGTATAATCCCAATTATTTTGATCTCTAATATCTCCATATCTTAATCCACCCATTACTAATCTATTTCTCATAGCTTGTTCAAAAAAAGTATCCCATTGAGTCTCATATAATTCTTGTATTGTTAACTTATTAGTTCTTTTAAAAATTGTTTCTTTTTGTCCTATTTTCCATTTCCAAGCATTACTATAAAATTCTTGTAAAGTTATCACTACTATTCTCCTTTGATCAAAAGATCAAAATAAGGTAATGTTTCTAAATATGTTTCCAAGTTTTTCTTTTTTTTCTCCACAAATCATATACATAATATGAAGAAATATTAAACATTTTAGCAATTTCTTTGGCAGTATAATTTTTTTTATTTTTTAATATAAATATAATATCTTCTTTTTTTAATTTTGATGCTGGATTTTTAGATCCTATTTTACCTATAGATAACTTTTTTCGTATAGAATCGGTATATTTTATAGGTCTTTGTAAACCTGTTTTTATAGCATGAATTGTATTCATACTTCTAGTACACCATTCTAAATTTACAACTTTATTATCATTTTTTATGCCATTTATATGATTAATCTCGTGATAATTAAAAATATTAGGTATAAAAGTAATTCCTATTAATCTATGAACAGGATAAGATTTATTATTTAATGTTACTCTTACATACCCATCATGTTGTTTATTTAAAACTAAATTTTTTGAAAATTTAGTTTTATTATAATTTAATGATTTAATATTTCCCAAATTACTTGCTTGATAACATCCTTCATATCCAGGAATATCTTTCCATATTTCTTTCACTTATCTACCTCTTTTTCTATTAATAAACCAAAATAAGGAAGGCTTCTAATCACACGACAAAACTCTTTCCATTCTTCTAATTTATGATATTTTCTACTTGTATATATATTTAAAATATTTTCATAATTACAAGTTATATGTCTTTCTTGTAAATAAGAATGAGGCAAATTTCTATTTGCGTTTATAAAATCTTTATTTATTATATATTTATTAACACGTATTATATTCTGGAAATCAACCCCTTCTACAAAATCATTTTTACATAAAGTTCTTTTTAATAAAGTATGCATTGTGCTTTCACTATTTGCAACTATACCTACCTTATAAGTATCAAAATGTTTCCACCAATATAAAGGCCCTTTAATATCCATTGATATTAAAATTTGTCTCATAAACTTTCGTTCTTGATGAGCAATCTTCCCTTTTAATAATTTTTTTATTAGTTTTTCATCTTCCGAACCAATTATACAATGATTATAAGATACACAATTAACATAATTAGAATCAATCATTCTAATACTATCACTTTTATCTTTACTTTTCAAAGCGTTTCTTATCCCTAAAATTGCAGGATACATATTATAAACACAAATATTTTTAATTATCATCAACAATTCCTTTTATTTTATTAAAAATTCTTTTATTTATCTTCCCTGGCAAAACTATAAAACTTAAAATATAACTACATAAATTACTTTTTTCTTCTAATGATAACGTATAGCAGTTTAGCCAAAAATAAAAAAATCTTTTAACTTCTCTCAGGTACTCTTTATCTAAATTTTTATTAAATTTAATTTTCCAACCAAAAAGAAAGTAACCGATAAACAAATATTTAGCGTTTTTTGAACGATTTATCCAATATTTGATAACATCTTCATTAATTGTTATTTCATTAAAATTTTCGGGTATTTTAATTTTCATCTTTGCTCCAATCAATCAATCTAATATCATTTTTTAACAATTTTGTGTTCGATTTCCAATATTTTTTAATATCTTCTTTGCTTAAGTTTAATTCTTATTTAAATATACGATTTATTTTGTTTATTTTTAACAACTTTTAATAAGGTTGTTGTACTTTTTTTAATTGCTTTAAAATATCTTCATTTATTTTATTTGGATTTGTTATTATTCCGGACCCTGAATTTTCTCTATCAATGTTGACTATCTTCTCAAACCCAATTAATGCATAATTTGTTGAGTGACCCAGGTGATCTGGTCCGGTTTTCCCTATCACTTCATATAAAGCTCCAGTGTTTTCGTCCTCATATCTTTCAACAACAAGATTTGCCAAATGTTGAATAAACTCTTCTACAGATGGATCAAGCTTTGGTATTTTCAACTGTTTTTCTTCAAATCTCTGAAGTAAATTTTTAAAGGACCCAACCCGTGAAACAGTTACTGTTTTTTGTCCTTCGTTCCACATTGGTTTAATTAAATTCTTTTTTGCCTTTTGTTTTTTTCTTTCGTCTGTATCGTAAAAACATCCATAAGCTCTAGTAGGAAATTTTCTAACCAAATAAGAATTCCTATCAACCCCTATTCCGTTTGCATCATTAACAACAATCCTGGCCTTAAAAAATTTTATTATGTCACATACTCTTTTTGCATGATCTGTTTGTTGAGCAGCGGAATATCCATTTTTTTTCAAACTTTCATCATCTATTTTTTCCACATATATCACTTTTGGATTTTTTTGCTCGGGAAGAAAATTGTTTGCCACAACTGTTACCCATGAAACTGTACCCCAATCTATCCCAACACTTACGTTTTTTGCATTTCCGAGTCTTTGGTATGTATTGACAAAACTCGGGTCAATACATTGTTCAAATATTTCTCTTGTTATTTGAGATTCTTTATCCAAATAAGCATATCCCATTATTTCATTCCAAAACTGATGAACAAATCTAAAAGTGTGGTACTTATACAATATTTCTTTTCCTGTTTTCCATGGTAACATCATATAAGTTATTCTATAAGAAGCTCTATCGTGAATCAAATGAGGTCTTTCTGGTATCCATCTTGAATTTTTTATATAAACCTGCGTTGTTCTATCTATATATGCTCCACAAAATTTACAACCGAGATAAACTTTATTTAATTTTTTTAAATAATTTTCACTTACTGTACTTATACCTCCACCTATTTCAAAAAAATTAATTATATTATCAGGAAATTCTAAAATTTGTTCTTTTTTACATTTTGGGTTAGGGCAAGTAATATGCCAAGTATATCCACACCCTTTTTGAAACATAAGGTCAATGCCAGAATTCGGAAAAACAGGAGTTGATATTCTAGTTTTTTTACCTAATTCACTATGAGAAGTTGACTCAGAAAAAATATCCTCTATTTGAGGATTTTGACTTTCATATTCATCAAAAGTTAATTTATCTGAGCTTGGACCCCTTCCTTGATAATCTGTCCACGAAGAATCAATTGTGTAAAAACTCCCATTTTTGAAAGCCTTACTTAATAAGTTATAAGGCCTCTTTAGATGAATTGCTAAATTTGGAGATTTTTCTATAGCTACGCTTATTTTCTCTTTTGATATTTTTTGAGCCATTCCTGAAGTTGGAAAAATGTGCCTAACATTTGTATATGGCCTTGATACTGACAAATAAATATTTTCATTTATTTCATTTTCTGTCATTTCTGAATTGCTAACTAAAATTCCATTCGCATAAAAATTATGATAATCTTTATCTGATATTGACAAATCATAAGTATTTTCTTTTTTAGATTTTTTAATTTTTTTAATTTTACTGTTTATGCTATTTTTTTCATAATATACATTTAAAAAATCATCATTTTTTAAAAGGTTGGCACAAATAAACATTTTTTTTTGAGGTAGCCACACTTTATGTAAAGTAGAGCATTTTAATTTTTGTCCAGTAACCGTTTCTATCTCTAATATATCTTTTTTTCCAGAATTCCAAACATCTAAAACTCTCGCAACTGCATATTCTCCATCTTTATTATAAAGAATTTTTCCTCTATAATTCTTTAAATACAAGGATTTGATTGTTTTAAATTCCCTTTCTTGTCTATCGTTAATAACGATAACAAACGTGAATCCAGGAAGACATTGCCTACATTTAATCGTAGATTTGTCTTTTGTTTTGTCATTTTGATATTGGTTTAAATATATTCTAGGAGCCTTAACTAATTGGCTATCTTTGTTTAATTTTAAATTTTTTTTATCTTCATCCCCAAGCATCATGCTTATTTTTGCATCTTCATATGAAAAATTTCTGCCATAAATTACCCGATTTTCTTCAACAAAGGTTTTCATATCTCCAGATCCTTTAGAAAATTCTATGAAATCCTTTATTCTGTTTTTCATTGAAAAGAATATGTCTTGAGATTCTTTTTTGATTATATCATCATCAGATTGAATTAAATCTATTATGTTCCCAGTAAATTTATCTAAATCCATTAATTATATTATTTTTCTTTCCATAATTTTATAATCTTTCTTGTTTTTTTCTGAAAGGTCTTTAATTATTTTTCTAGCTTTTAGTTTGTTTAAAACCAAATCAGATTCAGATATTATTTTTTTACCGTGATGTTCGTAAAATACTTCCCATATTTTATATCTTTTTACCCTTTCTAATATTTTTCTTCTATCTTCTTTTCTACTTAATTTAGATTTTTTTATTTGTGGATCGTAAACATAAACCATATCCATAAAAGACTCTATGTAATAAATTATTTCTTTTTTCGTCTTTTCTAATAAATTTTCTACTTCTTCTTTTTTGTATACTTTCAATTTTTCTTCCATCTCTGAATATATGAAAGAACATATTTTTTCTGAAATAATTTGGATAGGCCTTTTATAATTAATAGATTTAAACTTATTATAATCTTTTTCTTTTACTATGACTAATTTGTTTTTTTCTAAATAATTTATTTGTTTTTTGTTAAATTTATTTGTTTTTTTTATTTCTTTTATATTCAAATAGTTAATCCTTAAAAAAATTAAAAAAAATATCACTATCCATTATAACAACAGGTCGTTTAAATTTTTTACATTTCCAGAATAATAACCAATGTCTGTTTTTGTTTTTGTTATTTTTTTTAGCCTGAGAAATCCAACTTTTAACAGATGGTGATTCGTTATTTTTACACTCTATATCAAATGGAAATTTTTTATAAACTTCTCCCCTTAATATAATATCTGTTCCGTGTTGACCTCCTTCCCTGGATCTTATATCACACTGATCATTATTTTGATCAAATTTTATATTAAAAATTTCTGATATTTTTTCACAAATATAATATTGTAAATTCCTACCTTTATTTTTTGCACTGGATGATTTTATTTTTTTTCTGTTTATTCTTTTTTCTATTCTTTTTTTTATTATATTTATAGTTTTGTTATCTTTTATATTTTTTAACGAATCAAACAAAACATTTAACTCATTTTTATTTTTAAAATCTAAAGTATATGGCATTTTTTATTCCATTGGTCAATTTTTAATAGTAGGTAAATTTTTAAAAAAAATAGAAAAATTTTTCTTTGGACTTATTGACCCGCAAAAAGGGCAGTTGTAATTTAAATAATTTTTAACTTTTTTCTTAAAAGACTTTTTGCATTTTTTACAATAAAATTCCATTTTTTATCCTTTATTTTAAATATACGACAAAAAATATACAAAATAAACAATTTTTAATAACTTTTAATAATTTTTTTCCAATTGTTATATCCTTTTTTTATTGTATTAAATTTTTTTATTAATATTTTTTTAAATTCTTTTTTAAACACTTTGTCGTTTTTGTCAACTTCTAAAACTATATGACCCGGAACCCTTTTCTCTGGATTAATAAATAAAATTATAAAATTATACTTTTTGTTATCTTCTGTTTTATCTATGGCATATATAATTTTAGATGATAATATTTCTTTTAATTTTTTCAAATCATCTTTCATTTTTTATCCTATTTACCTGATCGTTTAAACTTTCATGATTAAAAGAATTGTTAATTAAATTACTTTCTGTTTGTATTTTACATTTTCTATGAATGTATCCAGGAATAGGAAACATCTTCATCGGTCTATTATTTTTATGTTCTTCACAATCCTCTTGGGTTATTATTTTCCCACAAACTCTACAAAATTCTCCTACCCCTGGATAATTATTTTGATCCATTCTTTTTCCTACCTCTTTTTGATTTTTTTGAATAATCTTCACACTCAACAACATAATCCTTATATTTTTCTGTTATTTCCGGTATAACACCTGAAGCAACACTTCTGGTTTCAGAGCAACACTCTTTAGGATCATTTTTACACGTATCACACAAATGAGACAAACTTTTTACCAAATCTTCTGTGTCGCTTCCCTCTTGCTTATCTTCAGCTTTTTCCATTTTTTTATAACTAATATCAAAGTTTTCTAAAAGCATGGAAGCAGCTAAATAAAACGGACTTCCATCCTTAAAATTTAAATGCTGATTCCTATCTTTTTCAATAGTTTCTACTGGAATACCCTTTGCTGTAGCTATTATTTTCATAATATCAACTTTTTTTCTTCCTTCTTCCGAACTAAAATCTTTTGGAAAAATAATCATATTAAACACTCCTTTTTTTTATTAAATATATTAAAAAATTTAAATAATTCTTTATTTAAAGAAATATCTGTTTTTGCCCTGGTTATTGTTACATAAAACAAATTTATTTCTTCATGATTTTTTATTAAATCTTGATTTAACTCTTCTCCCGATTCATCAAAAATAGGATAATAATCTTCTGCAATTAATACTTGGTCCCACTCTGACCCTTTTGCTTTATGAGCGGTAGTTAAAATCAAATCAGCTTCTTTTTCTTTTTTAGTTGTTCTATTTTTTATATCAAACAGCAATCCAGGAAGCCTTCTTCCGTAATTTCTTATTAACCTTGAGGTTGACATTACTTCTACGTCCATAACCTCTTCTCCGTACTCTATATATTCAGAAAAATCTTCAAATTCCTTAACAAAAGGGTTTTTTATTTTGTGCTTTTCATTTGTCCATAAATAATAAGCATCAAAAATTTTATTAAAAGTATACCCCTGAAGTCCACCAACAAAATACAATTTTCCTGGAGTTTCTATAGCCATAGAAAAAACTCCTGAATTTGTTCTTGCTATATAAGCTATATTTTTACATTGACTTTCTTCTACTTTTTCATTTCCTTTTATTTTTATTTTTGCGTTTTTTAATTTTATTATTTGATTAGCCATATCAGCTATATCTTGCTTAAACCTAAAAGACTTGGTTAAATTGAAATCGTAATCAGGTTGAATAAAATTCATAGAATTTTTTGCGCCTCTCCACGAGTACAAGCTCTGATTTTCGTCACCAACAAAAACTTTGACGGCTCTTTCTTGTCTCATTATTATATCAAACACACATAAATCTGTATCCTGGCATTCATCTATCAATATATAATCATAATCTAAACGTGGTTTTGATAATTGATATAATTTTAAATACGTATCATGAGTACACTGTATATCTTCATTATTTGGGTTTATCATGCAATCCCATAACTTTACAGAATAATCAAAAATTTCTTCTGAAGAAATATTCTTTTTTTCAATAAAACTTTTTAAATTTTCAGGCAAATGATCAATACTAATTTCAAAATCTTTAGAATGAATAAACCCCTTTACTAGTTCATAAGCCAGCATAGCTTTAAAATTATTACCAATATTAAAATAATTAGAAATCATTAATGGCTTTAAATCTGAAAAAGATAACTTGTGTTGTAAACTAAACCCGTATTTTTTATAAGCTAAAGAATGTGATGTTTTAACCGTTACATTTCTTGGAAATTTTTTACTAGCCTCCGTTTGAATTGACTTGTTAAAAGCTAAATACAAAATTCTTCTTTTTTGTCTTTTTTTAGAAAACTCTTTCAAAGAAAAACTTTTACCAACTCCCGGCCCTGCATTTACCCTAATAATATCTCCTCTTTTGTATTTTTGATTAATTATTAATCTTTGTTCTTCAGTATAATTATCTTTTTCAGACTTAATTATTTTTATGTCTTTCGGCATTGCTATTCCTTTTCTAATTTTTTTAAAGCTTGTTTTAATCCATAATCTTCAAACTTTTTCTTAAGCCTGTTTAAATCTTTTTTTACTTCTATTTCCTGAAATTCAAAATCATCATAAAGTTTTACCAAATCGTAATTATTTTCTATGTGAGCAAAATTTAATATAATTTTTCTTTTTATTTTATTAAATTTATTTAAATTTTTTATGGAATAAATTCTGGAAACTTCACCATCTACAAAATCAACGAACCTTTTTGTTTCTTTTTTATTTATTCCATAAACTCCAACAACATTATCTCCCATATCTCCAATTATTGCTTTGTATAGAGTATAATTTTCTATTATTATATTAAAATCCTCTTCTATTTCATCTTTTGAATAAATTCTTTCTGGAAATTTTGGACCCTTTTTCCTGGATATAAAAACATTATCTGTTAACAATTGAAATAAATCTTTATCAGAAGAATATATTAATATTTTTTTATTTTTATTTTCCTTTACAACCTTGCATATAACATCATCAGCCTCGTATCCGTTTGCATATAATTGCGTTATTCCATACATAGATAACATTACTCTAAGATGTATCATTTCTTTAGCCATTTTATCTTTTTTATCTTCTCTGTTTGCTTTGTAAAATTCATCAAGTTTTAACCTTACTGAGGGAGTTCTGTCCCAGGCTATTATTATCTTTGCTGCAGGATGTTCTTTTTTTAACCTAAATAATAAATTAAAATACCCATAATAAAGGCCAGTCCATCTATTTTTTTTATCAAATAAGTTTTTATATGAAAAAAAATACTTAAAACAATAATTCATAGCATCTATTATACATATGTCAAATTTTAACTTATCTTCTATTTTTATTGTATTTTTCATTCTATCTCCGTAAATCCAGACTCTTCTAAAGAAATCTTTCCTCTTGATAAATCTTTAAGCTTTTTATAAATTTCTTCCCCAATATACATTTTTATCAACTTATCTTTTTTGTTTATATTTTCAAAATCTCTATGAAATTTAAAACAGGTTAAAATACCGTTTTCTAAAACATATCTTGTATTTGTGTTGCTTCTTGAAATTATATGATGAACTCCACCATCAGGAAATTTTCCACAATGAGGACACCTTTTAAAATATTTTTTTCTTACTGCAACTGACCACCTAGAATCTCTTTTTTTATCTATCACTGTAACAACTCTTCTAGTTTTTTTCTTGATTGTTTTGATAATTTAAAATCATTCTTGTTTTTATCATAATACTCTTTTGCTGTACCGCCAAATTTTCGAGACATTCCTTTCAAATCACATACCATTTGTTTTATATATTTTTCTGACATATCAAAAATAGCTTTATCAGAATTTAAAATATTCCTTACTCCTTCGCAAATTCCTCCATTATGGCTAAGAATATCTTCTTTTTGACCAAAAGAAAGCATTAAATGACTTGGGCATCCTGGATGATGTTTGTTTCTTTTTTTATGTTTTTCCCAAGCTTTATTAAAATCACTTTCTAGTTTAGAGTTTAATTTTAAAATTCTTATCCAATTTCTTTTTACTAATTTTGATAAAAAAAAAGAATTATTATCTAAATGATGAGTTATACTTTGTTTACTATTTTGTTTACTATTTTTTTTCCAATTTAATCCATATTCACTATAAAACCAATTAGCATAAGGGAAAAATTCATCTGGTAAAAATTTACTTAAATCATGAGTAAATGCATGCCAATATAAACCCATATTAAAACACTCAATTCCTACATTAAACTTGTGTTCAATAATATAAAAAAAATACTTAATATATTTTATCATTATACAAACCCCTTAAACTCACTTATTCCGTTTTTTTTATCAAATTCTATAACTAAATTATTTTCAAAACTTTCTTTCAAATCAGAATGTGATATAACTAATATTTGGAAAAATGTTGGCTTTAAATAATTAATTACATCAATCATTTTATCTTTATTGAAACTATCAAGTTGTCCAAAAACTTCATCCAAACAAACCATTCCGAATGCTACATTGTTCAATTTACTTAAAATTTTAGACAAAGCCATTCTTATTGAAAAATTTATAATTGATTTTTGGCCCCCGGAATAAGACTCATAAAGTCTTAACGCCCGGTTATTTTCAACATAAATATCCAGAGAATCTGATACACTTTTATCTTTGTTTTCCTTTATTGTTTCAAAAACTATTTTATATTCTCCATTATTTATTTCTTTTAGTATTAAGTTGGCCTCCCTGGATATCTCTTCTAAAGATTCTTTTATTACATCCGAAGAAACCCCGTTCTTGCCGAATGCGTTTTTCAAAATATTTAGACAATTATATTCCCACTTTAATTTTTTATATTTTAATTTTTTGTTTTTATATGATTTTTTTTGAGATTCATAATTATTAATCAAACTTTCATGTTCTTTTATTTTTCCTAAAAGGGTGTTTTTGTCGTTTTCATTATCTTCTATTTGTCTTTTTAAATCATTAATTGTTTTTTCATAATTATTATTTTCTCCAAAATCTTTTAATTTGGTTTCTAGTTGTTTTAACTTTTCTTCACTTTTTGATAATTTATCTCTATATTTTTCTAAAGAAGTTTTTAACTGTTTTATATTTTCTTTAACGCTTTTAATCTCTGTTTGTTTTGATTTTTCTTCAATTTCAAGGCTTGCTTTTTGATTTAGTTGATTTTTTAATTTTTTATATTTTTCTCTATCACATTCTAAAACTTTTTCTATACTTTTTATCTCCACCAACGCTTTATCATTTTCTAAAATTAGTTTACTTATTTCTTTGTCTTTTTCATCTGAAAATTCCTTCTTTTTTTCAAAAGAAAGTTTAGTATTACACCTGGAACATATTGCTTCATTAGCAATATCTTCTTTTTGTTTATTTAGTTTATTTATTTCTTTTTTATTATTATCTATACAAGATTCTAATTTTCCAATTTTAATTTTATTTTCTTCACCTGATAGTTTTATTTTCTCTAATTGATTTTCATCTATTTCGCTGTAAGTCGCCAAAGAAATTTTAATTATTTTTAACGCGCCTTCTGATTCTTTAAGAGACGAATCATAACTATCTATATCATTATCTATATCTTCAATTTCATCAATAATCTCTTCAACAGATTCTTTAGTTTCTTTATATTTTTCGTATACCTGGACCCTTTCCTGGTTTTCTTTTTGAATCTTTTCTTTTTTTATATTTAATTTTTTAATAAATCCTATTGATTCATCATATTCTTTTTTAAGAATAAGAAGTTGATTACTGATATCTTTAATATTTATTTTTTCTACTTGGTCTTTTAAATAATCAATAGTACCTTTTATTTTTGAAATTTCTTCATCAATTTTTTTCATCTCTTCTGAGTTTTTTCTATAAGCCTTATCATAAATTGAAAGATTTAATAATTTTTTTAAATAATTTTTTCTTTCTGTTGGTGTAGACCCGGAAAACTGATCAGACTCATGTTGCTGAAAAAAAACCGTGGCAGCAAATAAATCAAAATCCATTCCTATTTTGTTCTCTATTATTTTTTGAGTTTCGATTTTTCCAGAAGTTTTATCTATATCATTTATGAACAAATTAAGATAACCTTTGTTTTTTAATTTGCCTCTAACAATTCTCATTTTTTCATTTTTGTTTAATTCTATAAATAATTCAACCTCCATGTTATCCTGATTTTCTCTAATAAGATCATCTTCTCTTTTTGTTCTCGATTTTCCATATAAAGAATAAGAAATAGCGTCTAAAACAGTACTCTTTCCTGATCCATTACTTCTTCTTTCTTCCCCTTTATATTTTCCAACTATAGAAATCACATTCATTCCTGATAATTCAACATCAGATTCTTTAAATGATTGAAAATTTTTTAAAATTATTTTTTCTATTTTCATTTATACAACTCCGTCAAAATTTCTTTTTTTTAAATTCTATTTTTTATTCAAGTTTTCAAATGGAATAAATGATGAAAAACTATTACCACCTTTCCATTTTACTAGTTTAGATATTCCTCCATCTTCACCATTAATTACTTTAGTTATCCTAGAAGAAGCGTATTGGGCTGCATTTTTATTCTTTTCTATACCAATATATTTTCTATTCATTTTATGCGCAGTTGCCGCTGTTGTTCCTGATCCAAGAAAACAATCAAGAATAATATCTCCTTCATTAGTTGCTATATTTAAAATTCTATTAAGTAATTCTTCAGGCTTTGGAGTATCAAACACAATATCATCTTTCCCCAATAATTTTAAAATATGTTTTTTTGCTTTTGTTGTCGTTCCAACATCTTCTGAAAGCCAAAGAGTTTCTGGCGTAACTAAATGAGAATCTTTTTTCTTAAAATACTTAATACGAGGTACTCCAGTACCATTTTTTCCAAACCATATATTATTGTTTTGAATTTCTTTTTTCATTTTTTCTTTTGAATAGACCCAACAACGACCTTTAGGTAATTGATGAATTTTACCATTAGGAGCTGTAATTTCATAAAATTGTGAACTTACAGCATGTCCATCTTGTACATGAGCTGTTACAGATTGCCATGGACCTCTTGGATCATTGTCATAATTTTTAAATCTTGATAAGTTGTTATTTTTGTTAATTATTTTGTTTCTACTTTTTTTAAATGAATCACGACATTTTGAATAAATAAGAATATATTCATGATTATTTGAAAATATATTTCTGTTCTCTCTTGTTGTTCTATGTTGCCAGACAATTGTGTGAATAAAATTATTAAAACCAAAAATTTTATTTGCAAGAACTTTCAAATAATGCATGTTTTTATCATCAATAGAAATCCATAAACTTCCATCTTTTGTTAATAATTCTTTTAAATTTATTAATATAATTTCTAATTCATTAATCCAATCCTCATGAGATTTTTTATCATTATAATGGTTATATATATCACCATTATTATAGGGTGGATCGATGTAAATACATTTTATTTCATTTAAATAGTAATCTTTTAATTTAGTAAGAACCAATTTTGCATCACCATTAATTATTTGATTTGAAAATAAATTCATTTTAATGAAGTTATCTATTTTCATTTATACAACTCCGTCAAAATTTCTACACCTTTGTTTAAAACAAAAATTCTTTGCTCTTTGTTTTCTACATTGTTTTTTATATGAGATTTAAAAACATTTATTGGATTATATGACTTTATCTCTGAAATTTTAATTTCTTTTTTTATAACATTTACTTCGGTTTTTGCTACAAAACAGTATTTAGAAAAAATATTAATTATATCTTCTAAGTTTATTCTTTTTTTATTATCTTCAGAAATATCTATTACAATTTTAACTATTTTTTTATTTACAGATTTTTTTACTTTTTCTTCGTTAAGGTTTATATTTCCTTTTTCTATCAAATTTATTCTTACAACTTTATAATCAGTTGTTTTTAATTTAACAAAATCAACGCTCAATTTTTCATTATTAAATACTATAAAACCTTTATCCTCTTTGCATTCAGAAAAATCATTTCTGGTTATTGATCCAGGATAAAAACAATTTATATTTTCCATTTTAATTGTTTGATAAGAATGAAGATGTCCTGAAAAAATAAAATCTATTTTACCTGAAGATATTTTTGGAAATATATTTATTCCACCCCTCAATCTTTTTTGTTCTGACCCTATAACTCCGCCTTTTATATGAATGTGAGTAAAAATAATATTTTTTTTATCTTTTTTTATCTTTTTCAAAACCTCATCTTTTATATATTTTTTTTGACCAGATTCATAGTTTTTTATATTCTCTATTCCCATTTGTTTTTTTGTTAAATGTGGTATTATTATATAATTAATGTCACCAAATGTATAACTATCTATCTTTTCATCGAAAACAGATATATTTTCAAAATTCATTTTTTTTACAGGAGATATAGAAGAAACTCCTCCTGAATTATTTTGGCAATGATTTCCAGCAACTAAAATAACCTCTATCCCTAAACTGTTACATTTTTTTAAAAATTTATTAAAAATTTCATTATGTTTAGCTATTGGATTTTGAGTTTCAAATATGTCACCAAGTATATTTATTTTTTTTATTTTATTTTCTATTGCATAATCCAAAATACAGTACATTTGTTTTTCTGTTTCATTGATAGATCTTTCTTGTCCATTATCTTCAACAAAACTATCAGAAGTTTGTCCAATATGCCAATCAGCCGTAATTATTTCTTTCATTGTTTTGCCCCTTATTTAAAAAATATACAAATCTCCATGATTTCTTATATAATCCAGATTATAATTCCATGAACATATTAATTCATTTTTATAATAATAATTTTCAACAAACATTCCATTTTTATTTCTTTTTAATTCAACCCTTGCATTTTTTAACATATTTTTAAACTTTATTGGATGTTTTTTATAATATTTTAATAACACTTTATTTATTAATTTATCTTTATCTGGGTATAAAAATTTATCATTAAATTCTTTTATTTTCTCTGGAATCTTAAATTTATATTTACACATGTTTTTCTCCAGTTTTAAAAACTAATCTAAAAAACTTTCATCCTCTTCAATCATTTGAAGTGATTTTCTATGATTTTCTATTTTCTCCCAAATTTCCTTTTTAAAAACATCATCTTCTTTATATTTTTTCCAAAAAGAAGAATTAAGCATGCCTTTTTTATTGTAAATAATTTTCTTTTTTCCATCCCTCTTTGCCAACCCATGCATGTCTAAATATTCAAGAAAATCAAATTTTTTATCAAAACCTTTCCCATATATTAATTTAAGCCTGCATGTTCTATAAGGAACAAAAAATTTATTTTTAATTGTTTTTGCTCTTATTATAGTTCCTGTTTCTATAGTATTAGAAATAGACTTTTTCTTTTTACCATCTTCTGCGTCCTCTTCTTTATTTTTTTCAACATCAATTACATCATCTAACGTTCCTTTTTGTTTTATTTTTTCTTCTACTTTTCCTCCCCTAGGTGCTGTTAACTCAACTCTAATCCACAATTGAAATTTAAGAGTTTTTCCGCCCTTTGTGTCAGAAGTTGGTCCAAATCCTCCAAAATTAGAATCACCTATTTGGTTGATTAAAACCATTGCTGTGTTTTTATGAATACAAATTTTTCCTAACCTTAAAACACCTTTTCCTGTTAATTTTGCGTGTGATCCTATATTTTTATCAGAATAATCACCTTCCATGTATGATTTTGGTCTTGACCCGCCTATAGAATCAAAAACAAACATATCATAATCAAAGTTAGAAAGAAGATCTTCGGATATTTCAAAAGCTTCTTCCATGTTATCAGATATGAAGAAATGAAAATAATCTCTATTTATTTTTAACTGTTTTGCATAATGTTCGTTTAACCCATTCTCTGCGTCCGAATATAAAACCATTTTTTTATTCCTGGTTGCATATTTAGATGCAGTTAACGCCAAAGTACTTTTACATACCCCTTCTCTTCCTGAAAGCTCTATGGGCCTATTTTTTGGAAATCCACATCTATAGTCACCAGTCATTATATAATTAAGACACATGCTGCCAGAATTTATAAAATCTTTTGGATTATATCCTTCATTTTTTTCAGGCAAAGAAAAAATTTTACCTTCTCCATACTTTTTTTTAATATATTCAAAAGGGTCTTGTTTTTTTGTTTTTGTAGTTTTGTTATTTGTTTTTTTTGGCTTATTTTTATTAACAAACATTTCTGGAGCATTGCCGGGATCATAACCCATATTCTGAGATATGTTTGAATTATTGGAACTGTCATTCTTAAAACTTTTTTTTACATCTTCTGATGTTTTATTTTTTTTAGGTCTTCCCATATTTTTTCCTTATAACAAAAAGCCCACTAATTAAAGTGGGCTTTAAAAAATACTTTTCGATTTTAATCTTCGTCATCGAAATCGTCATAATCTTCATCGTCTTCAAAATCAAGATCATCATCGAAATCATCGTCATCATCATCTTCTTCTTCAGTTGTTTTTTCTAAATCTTCGTCAGAGTCTTTTACAAAATCAGGAACGTCATCGTCCTCATCTTCATCCTCTAAATCTTCGTACTTTTCTTCCTTTTTCTTCGTGGTTTTCTTTTTTGATTTAGTTGTTGTTTTTTTGGAACCTGATTTTTTCTTTTTTGGTTTTTCTTCTTCTTGGTCAAGTTCGAGATCTTCGTCAATTTCTTTCAGGTTTTTACTTTCTTCAGAACCTTCGTTCAATAAATCTTCCATTTCTTCTCTTGAAACATGATTAAAAAACTCTTCTAAATCGGGCAATTCGTTTTCAATTTCTGGAGGATCACTTTTTTTCTTTGAAGGTTTGATTTCTATTTCTGAATATTTATTGTTTGTTTTTTTGTTTGTTTTTGATTTTTTCACAAACAACAAACTTCTATTAATGATATCTTTTGAAGATTTCATATATTCATAATCTTCAAAAATAGATGATGTTAATTTTCTCCACTGAGCTGAAGATAAAAGTAAACATTTAGCCTCTTTTTCCCACACAATCCTAGATTCTAATTCTCCATCTTCGTTCTCTTCTGTTGTTATATTCCCTTTAACGGCCCCCATAGCTGTTTGATGTTGAGTTTGAATATCATTTATCTCATCTAGTATTTTCTTCATTAAATTTTCTTTTTTTTCTTTTTTGGCTTCATTGTACTGATTCCATTTTTTTTCTACACTTGCGCAAGCTGGACATTTTTTAGGAGCATATCCTTCATCCTTTGAAAAGTCACCAAGACAAACATAAGGCTTTTTGTCTATAAAATGAACAAACTCTGTATTATACTCAATTGACATAATTCTTATATAAGCTTTGTTTTCAATTTTGATAATTTTTTTAGAGTTAGAATTTCTCTCTATCACTCTATTAACTTCTGCGGTATCATTCTCATTTGCTAATGATTTTTTTGGCATAACTTCTCCTTTCTTTTAAATTTCGTCAGAATCAGATGTGTTTTTTGGATCTGATTTCTGATCATGGACAATCTTACCGATTGACCTAATCATATCAACATGTTTTTCCATAGCTTTTTTAGCAATGGAACATTGTTTTTCATAACTTTTTAATTTTTCAATTTTGTTTGTCTTTTTTAAATAATCTTCTTCATAATCAGTTATTACGGCTCTTTCTTTTGCAGATTCAGAATTAAAATCTTTTGAATTATATTCACTTTTCTTAATAGACATCCAAATTTTGAACTTTTTCTCACAATCAATAATCAAAGTTTGTAGATCTGATTCAATCCTGGAAAAAGAATGATAGTAACTGCATGCTTTATTCATAGAATTTAAAACTTCAGATTCGTTATGCAAATTGGCTATAGTAAGAATATTATCAATATTCAATACAATATTTCTTCCGTTTACTATAATGTTTAAAATTTTATATTCATCTGGAATTTCTGAAGTTACTACAACTTTTCCTTTTTTATCAGACAATTTTTTTTTCATATTTTCCTCTTTTTTTATTCCTTATATATTTTTTTGGCATATTATTTTCCTGTTATTTAATAATAATCACAATGTCCACTACCACTATCGTCACTATCACAATGCCCACTATGATGTCTTTCTCTGTTAATTTTCGCAACAATTTTTCTCAACATTTTTGTAAACATATTATATCCATCCTTTACTTAATAATCCATTACTGTATACAACAGCATATTTATTTTTAGGCTGATTCCATATTTTTTGAACAACCTTTACCGCGTCTAAAAAATTCGCCTTTAATGTTTCCTCACATAAAAAACAAGACCTTTTTAATAATAATGGTGTCTTCATTCCTGGAATTATTTTTGATGTATCTATATATTTTTGGCACCCATTAAAATAAGCAGAACCATAATGTAATCCGAATACTTTTTCAAAAGAAACATAATAATCTTTTCCGTGTTGTATTTCAGATAGTTTGATTGAATTAAATCCCATTTTATCATAATGCAAAAGACACTCTGTTATATCTTTTTTAGTATATAGATATGGCTTTACTATATTAAGATTTATACGAATTTTTTCTTTCATTGGCAACCAACTATAAAATTTTTGTCTGTCATATTTAGATTTAGTACATCGTATATTATCGGCCATTTTTTCATTATGGCTTTGAACCGACAGGTTTATTCCATCTATTATTGATATTAAATATTCAAACTCTTCATAATTATCATAACAAGTTTTAGGAACTGCTGTAGTTACAAATAATTTTAAATTTGTTTTTTCTTTTAAAACCTCAACACATTCAATTAATTCATTTAAATATAGACATGGTTCACCACCAAGAAACAGTACATCATCATATCCATCTTGATTTTTTATAATTGTATTAGTTATTGCCTTAATATCTGGGGTCTTTATTCCAATCCCTTTAAATTTTGAGTCTATACAATGCTTGCATCTATTGTCACAAGCGCTTGTAAAATGAATGTCAAACGAATTATAAATTCCATCACAACAATTTTTTTCAAACATATATTACCCCTATTCTCATTCCTCATTAAAAAATTCTACAATTATTTTTTCATCTGTAGGTAAAAGTTTAACAAAAACATTATCTCCATTACTCCAATAATTACATTCAGTTAAATCAAAATAAAAATTATGATGTATCTTAAATACATAGTTTTTTTATATTTAAATATACGATTTTATTGTTGTTTTTTAAACAAATTATCAATATTTTTATAAGAATCTATAATAAATTTATCACTCTCTGATCCGGTAACACAAAAAACACCGTCTTTTAATTGTTTATTATCAAAATTACTAGAGAATATTATCGCATTTTTAATAATGCCATTTAAATCCTCAATATCTAAAAAAGCCATAGTGTTTCCATTTTTATCTTTTCTTGTTATTATGTTTTTAAATAAAACTGTTTTATATTCAAAACCACTCTTAAATGTTCCTGATTTTTTATTTTTTTCAAGTTTTTTTATTTTTTCTTCTCTACCATTTATCTCAAACGGAGAAAGCCTTAAATTAGCAGAATACATTTCTTTTTCTAATTTTACTTTTTCTACATCAGTCAAATATTCTATTTTTAATTCATTCGCATCTCTCAAATATATAAAACCCTTTTTTGTGTTTTTGTATATTTTTTCCAAAGAATCTTTTTTGTTTTTAAGTTTTGAATCATTAAACCATTTTAAGAATTCAAGTTTATCTTCAAAATTATTACCAAAAACAAAACTTTTTAATAATTTTTCAGCTATACCTTTATTACAAACCCTTCTATTTATATGCTCATTCAACAAAAAATCTTTAAAATTTTTTATTGGTTTTTTCTTTCTAGCCTCTATTATAGTTTCCGCTGCCTTTTCTCCTATTCCTTTTATGTTACAAAAACCATAATAAACGACATCATCATTAATTATAAAATTTTTATCACTTATTTCTATATCTAATGGTTTTACTTTTATCCCCATACTTTTCATTTCTTTAATTGTATGATCTATTTTAACATCATTTGTTTCAACTCTTAACAAAGCTGTATAAAACTCTATAGGATATTTTGATTTTAAAAAAGCACATTGATACGCCACCATAGCGTAAGCTAAAGCGTGAGCTTTGTTGAAAGAATAAGAAGCAAATTTTTTAATTCCTTCAAATATTTTATTATAAATTTTTTCATCAATATTATTTTTTTTACAACCTTTTTTAAATTTTTCCTCCTGTTCTATCATCAATGATTCTATTTTTTTACCCATAGCTTTTCTTATAACATTTGCTTCCTCTAAAGTAAATCCAGCCAAAGTTCGAGATATTTCCATAATTTCTTCTTGGTAGCACATAATTCCTTTTGTCTCTTTTAATATATCTTCCAACAAAGGGTGATCATATTTTATTTTTTCTCTTCCATGCTTTCTATCAGCATACAAACTAATAAATTGTTTTGGTCCCGGCCTG